GCCCCCAGAAGGTTACGCAAGAATCGATGACCAGCTAATCAAGCTGATACCGTAGGAGTGAACAGTGGCAGATCAACTTGTAAAGATGTCAGACCAGTTTGGTGGTCTTCCCATGGACCAACTCATTGGTGGACCTCTGAAGGCGGCCTGTAGCGCTCAAACGTTGCTTGCTAAGGCTTCCAGTGACTTCATCAAGGACGTGGGGCTCGACACCGACGCAGGCGGCAACATGGCCGCACGCACAGTTGATTTCAGCTTCAATCGACCAAGCACAGCAGCAGACGGCACCGCCACCATGGAAAAGGTGGATCTTCAGGTGCCGCTGCTTGCCATCATCAACACCCCCAGCTTGTCAGTCAAAGAGGCTGAGGTTCGATTTACAATGGAAGTGAAGTCTTCCACATCGAGCAAAACAACCTCAGATAGCAAGGCTGACCTGACTGCTAAAGCAAAGTACAACGCTGGCTTGTTTAGCTGCGAAGTTACGGTTCACGGTTCAGTGGCAAACCACAGCGAAAACACTCGCGCGTCGGACAACAGCGCCAAGTACGACGTCAAGGTGGTCGCACGGGACGACGGGCCTCCAGAGGGGCTCATGAAGGTTCTGGACATGCTGAACGACGCGATTGCACCATCGCCGACTCCAGCCACCACAACCAAGAAATAACGTCCCCCTGACCCCCCACCCATGTCGCTTGTCCCATCTCGGGGCGTGAGCATGGGCGATTCCTACCGGGTGGGGGGCTCAGGCCTATTTGGGGACCTGAACGATCTCAATGTCGACCATGCCTTCCTGTGTGCAATCGACAATATCAAAAGAGATATCTGATGGCAGGTCACTTACTTTCGAAAGAAAGCTGAAGGTGGCCGAGCGGAGCCGAGCAATGGACTCCTCGTCGTTGCACTTCGGCGAGATCGTCACCACAGTTTTGGACACAAGCTCCGGCTCTGGAGCGGGCTCAGGGTCAACCGATACTTCAGGCTCAGGTGGAGGCAATGGTGTCGGCTCTGGTTCCGGCACGATCTCCACAGGTTTCGGCTTTGGTTTTTTTGAGCGACCGTCACCCTCAACAGCAAAGCTCAAGCCGGCCGGGAGGATGACAAAGGTGCCCAGAAAAATCAGAGCCGTGACAATCATTTCTGCTCAGTGATCTCGAACAACTCATCAATCCGCTTCTTCATGCGCTTGATTTGACGCTCGACATCTTCACCGTCGAAGTCTGCTGAGATCATGGATGTCTTCTTTTGCACGGCGCTCAGCTTCGACTTTACGTCATCCAACTCAGCCTGCATCTTTTGAGTTGCGGCTTGGCAAGCAGGAGGCTGTTGTCCGTCCATTCCTTTGGACTGTGCTTCGATCTTGAGCTTCTGCATCTCTTGTTCATGCTTCTGCTCGGCACGGTCACGGTAGTAGCTCCATGCTTTTGATCCACCGGCAACGGCCATACCAGCCAACGCAATCGCCACCATAGGGGCATAGTCGCCCCCAAGGGATTGGGCGGCGTCAGCGGCCGCTGTGATGTCCTGAGCAACGCCAACAGACTCTACAAGATCTGGCACGGCAGGAGTTGCCGCAGTCTCAACAGCCGCTGGTGCAGGCTCTGGAACAGGATCCGGCGCCTTCTCGGGTGCAGGTGGCGGTTTCGGTGCCTCTTGTTTGGTTTCGTTTGCCACAGGTTTTGTCTCCTCTTCAACAGGCTTTTCGTCGTAGATCCGAATCGGGGAGCCCACATCGAGCTTACAGTCAGACCCCTCTTGTACCACGCACTCCATCGAGACCTACTTGTTCCGATCCAAGATGCGTTCGAGCTTTGCCACGATGTCATTGTGAACTGCCGTGCGTGCAATCAAAAAGTCTTTGGACTGGGAGTCTTCGCGGTCCCGATACTCTTTGATCACATTGTCGTAACGCTCACGCATACGCTCTGTGCGTTCGTCATATTCGGCTCGCATTTGTTCTACCTGATCCTGAAAACCTTCAACAAGCTTGTCGAGGCGCTTCTGCATCGTAATGAACTGGTACAGCAGGAAGGCCGCGAATACTCCGAGGTGGCCGTCTGCAAGCAGCGAGTCGACCAGCGCTTCCATCAGACCAAGCCTTTCTCTTCTTCAAGGATCAACGTGTAAGAAAACGCGTTCCCCCATTTGTCGCGAGCCTTCCGGCAGATGACCATAAACTCATCGAAGTCAGACTCGTTGGCGAATACTTGGCACCCAGCAGACCACTTATCGATTTGAGTCGAGTGGGCGCCGGCTTTGTGAATGTTGATGCCGTAAAAGCCTTCAGTAATCGAGTCGGGGTCACAATCGATGACATCATCCTTGTTGTCATCCCGATACACCTTGACGGTGCCGTTGCGCTGACACAGTGCTTCGTACTTGCCTTGATGCAAATCAATCTTCCACACGCTTCGATACTGACCGGGAACCAATACTGCGGTGCCGTTCACATTGGTCGGGTTTTCGAGCCAATACTTGCCCGGTTCTGTGGTGCATGGCCACGCCTTCTCGATCCAATCTCCATCTTCGTCTTTGTACACGCAGTGAATCGTGTCATCGAAGCGATTGGGCTCATGGTGGGCGCTGCGAATGCCAATGATGTTGATGTTGTACTCACCATTGAGAAAAACGGTGTGACCCAACGATTTGGCGTAGTCAAGAATCTCAGGATGCATTTCAGTTACCACTACTGCAATTGGCGTTTGTGGCTTGGCAAATCTGTGCGATGTTGACTGCTTGGTGCTGTTGATTTTCAAGCATCTTTGAAACAATGTCTTCCATTTTATCCAGACGCTTTTCAACACCTTCAATTTTGACATCGACCACCTCTTGATGAGTAAGCGTGTTTGCTTTCTTGCTTTCCAGCACAGTGACACGCTTGTCGAGGTCTTCCACATCCTGAGCCGCAGACTCAAGGGAGGCAAATGATACACCTGCCGCGAAAATCACCGTCAGAGCAGGCACTGCGATATCTTTGACTTCCACGGCACACCTCTTTACTGTTCAGCGATCTCAGGACAACTATAAGACCCAAGCAGCTTATCCGTCAACTTGGATGGTTCGCATCGTTGCTTGTCTGTTTCACCCGTCCGAATGCACAGCGCCCACATGCATTGGAGGGACATTGGATCACCGCCAACCTCTTTGATGCAGGGCGGAGGCAGGTCGGTCAGCTTGTCTGCAATCTGACTCTCTCGCTGAGCCTGCTCCACCGATACTGCCTGCACCTTATCGACCAAGGCTTGATTGCCAGTATTCAACTCTTTGATGGCGTCAGTTTGAGCCTCAAGCGCTTTTGCTCCGGCATCCGGCTTCAAGCCCCAGCCTGCACCAAAACCCACCCCAAGTGCAGCTAAGACAGCTATAGATGCGATTGTCATTTCATTCACTTCGAAAAAATTTGATGAATCAGAAACAGTCATTGCACAGCACAAATCATCATTAGAGCGCTACATCAGCAAACAATGACTGCTTGATGATAGTAGATGATTTTACTTTTTTGTTGTTGATCGTTTTTTGGGTGCAGCTTTTTTGGCTGCCGGCTTTTTCGCGACAGGTTTTTTAGCTGTTGTAGATTTTTTAGAAGTTTTAGATTTTGCATCAGCTTTCAAAGATGCAATTTCAGTTTCGAGGTCCGCAATCTTGGTTTCAAGCAAACTGATTACCTTCAACAAATCGTATCCGGCAGACCGGGCATTGCCGAACTTCGACTGGAGTTGAATCTTTGCTTTCGAAATCGTTTGATCAATCATTTTTCACCTATGAGGAAAGAACCGTTACTTTAATGTCAGCGGTTGGTGGAGTTTGGCTCGAAAGCGCTGCGCTTGTGACGTTCCAAAAACTCAAACCACTCGAAAACGCCCAACCGCCAGAAATGACGTAAGTGGTTTTTTCACCGATCGGAGCATACAAGACCAACTCCGGGATCGAGGAAGAGTTGCCACCACCCGTAACGTTGCTGCTCGCGTCAATAATCTTGACGTAACAAGCCGGCTCGTCGGTTGTGGCGATACCCGCAGTGGCATCGATTTCAACCATGAAGAGTGACCCGGTGCCAGCGGTAACATGCACAGCGGGAGTGTTATCTGCATCGGTGTCGACAACGAGTTTTGGAGCAAGGTCGTCTTTGACCGATGTGAGTGCAACAGACATTAGTGCTCCGTCACGATGGTAACAGCGATTGCTTCTTGACCGGACACGCTGGGTGTCGTGTTGTCAGCCGGTGTAGCGTTTTCCGTAGCCGCAGCAGACAAGGCCGTGAAAGCAACGCCATTAGGGATTTCGAAGGTATACGTGCTCGCAGCGGGGCATGAAAAAATCCAATCAGGGTTGGTCGAACCCGATGTCGCGGTCACTGCGTTGTAAAGCTTCACGAAAACCGCCGCGTTGTTGCTGTTCGCGATTTTTACAGAGACAAGCCTACCGGGCCCATCCGTAAGATTAGACGTGACAGAATTTGTTGTCTGAGAGTTGAACGAGATCTTGTAGGAAACGGCCCCGTCAAATTTGGTCGTAACAAATGCCATTCATCACTTCTTCGAGATTGCGCTCATTGCTTTTTCGGCAGAATCGCCAGCGATATAAGCAAGGCTAAGATACAGCCACTGCTCAGAATCAAGAAGACCACCGGCCAACAGTACAGTTCCGAGAAGGAGCACAGCAAGTCGCCGCCACGATACTCGCTTTTGCGAGCAAAAAAGTTTGTCGATAAAAGTCTGCATCAGATTCTCTCAAATAAATTGTACTAAAGCGGCAAGACTACGTCGCAGGTAACCGATGTAAAGTCATCCGAACTGTCTGCGCCTTGATTGTCGGCAATCTGACTCCACGATGCACCGGCGTTTGTGGACTCCCAAACATCACCATCACTGCAAGCGAGAAGCCATGTGGATCCATCGGTTGCAACGTCTCGAATACCGTCACTGGACATGCTCAAAGTCACAAGGTTGCTGTTGCTGATCACCTTGCCATTTACGTCAAAGTAGTACAGATCGGATTCGTTTTTGTTGGTTGTGGCAACGACACGACCTGAAGCGTCTGCGGCCATTTGTCCCTTGTCACCATTGCTCGACATGTGCAAAAGATTGTTCAGTCGAACTTCGTCTCCCCAATCCGTGATATCAGACGCAGCGCAGGAGCGAACATGAACTTGAGAACTATTGCTGTACATGATCACCCACGAGTTGTTGGTGAAAATGATCGCATGGATTCGTCCGGGAACTCCTTTGCCCTGCCCACTACTGAAAGGAGTTGACACAGCAAAGGAAGCACCATCGTTCGTGCTGTAGTAAAAACGATTTGCCTGAGCGAAAGCCCACTTTCCTAATCCATCGCTAGCAATTCCATTGATAAAAACGCTGCTACTGTGCCCTGAAAGACTCGAAAGATCGATCGCGCTCCAGTTCGCGCCTCCATCCGTAGATCGATAGATGTCTTCGTCCCCTTGGTGACCAACAGCCATCCAAGTACCGGAAACGGTTCCGTCCGATCGAGCACCCCAAAGAACCTGCATGATGTTCTTTTTGTTGGTGGCTCCTCCACCCTCTGCTGCCGAGTTGGTCGAAACGTCGGTCCAAGAGGCGGTTGAGGTCACATCGGTGCCTGAAACCTGAAGCTCACGCGCTCCACCGTCCCGTGTGCAAATGTAAATGCCACTTCCACTGTTGTCTTTTCCAAATGCAATATCAAAGTCGTTGTCGTTGGTGTCTGCGCTGGAGATGCTGTCGTATGTTGTCCACGAGGTGCGGTCGCTGTTAGCGGCATGTGCAATGAGTGCATCATCTGCACCGATCACCCAACGGGTAGCACCCAGCGATGGCGACGTAAAGCCATTGCATTCTGCGATCGACGCGTAGGCTACCCCGTTGATCTCAACGATGTCTGCGGCTGCAACGTCGTTGACTTTTGTGTAATCAGGCATTTGTTAGAGCGTAATGGTTGTGGATGACGGATTGAAGTAGATGACGTTCGTGGTGGCTGTTCCATACCCAACGATGCGAACGTGATCGCCCGCCGCCGATGGAGCAGTGAAATCGATTTGCGACTCTGCCTCGCTGACGTAACAGGGTTGGCCAACCGCGAATGTGCCCTCGATGTAGCTGTTTAGTTTGAAAAACCCTTTCAGCAGAATGCCCGCGCTAATCGCGTCACCCAGTGCAATACCAATCAAAGAATTCGTGGAGCCTACAGCGTCTGCGTCCGCATACTTCCAATTTCCGCCGGGATGCAAATACATGAGTCTTCCGGCCGAAAGGGAGTCGGTCCCATCCTCAGTTCCGAAGTAAACAATCTCACCGATGCCTGTATCGTTTGCAAGGTTCGCGATCCCACCAAAGTTGCTGGTGACGCCGAAGGTATCAAAGATGGCCACGGGTGTCGCGCTGTGCGCGCCGGTACCGCTGCTGGTGGGGATGCCCGATGCAATCTCAACGGAGCCGGGGACCCCCGTACCAGTGCCCAGTCCACCACCGATCGTGATGTTTTTTCCGTCTTGGTTTGTCCCAGATGTCGCCGTTGCCGATACGTTCGGCAGAGAACTTCCTCCTGTAATACTGACAAGGTCAGCACCGTTGACTCGTAGCTTGATCTCGTTGTCCGTGCCGAAGTCAATAAGGTTGTCGGCATCGCGACCGATGGTCAGGCTCGCATTCTTGATTTCTGAGATTGCGCTATGGGTTGCAGCCATGCGCGCCGCGGACAGTGTGCCGGTCGAGATGTTTGATGCATTGAGTGTCGTCAAACTGGCGCCGCTACCAGAAAACACTGTGCTTGACAGTGTCCCCGTGCTTGGGTTGTAGGTCAGGTTGCCATCCATCTCCAGACCAACGTTGCCCGTACTCGAAGTCGCATCCTCAACAAACGTAATGAGGTTTTCTTCGTTCGTGCTTTCGTTGTCTGTGACAAGGACATGGGATGCGTTTGTTGCGTTCGTTGCATTCGTCGCGTTCGTTGCGTTGGTCGCATTCGTAGCGTTTGTGACCGTTACACCGGCAATGACCGTGTTGAGTGCGACACCACCGACTGTAATCGCGTCAGCTTCCAAAGTGCCGTCAAAGTCTCCATCAACGGCGTCAATGTTGCCTTTGAACACTGTAGCCGTCAACGTGCCACTGCTTGGGTTGTACGTGAGGTCTCCGTCCATTTCAAGGCCCACGTTACCGGTGGTGCTCGTGGCATCCTCAACAAACGCCAACAGGCACTCCTCGTCAGTGCTTTCATTGTCAGTCACAAGAACATGTGAGGCATTCGTAGCGTTCGTGGCATTTGTCGCATTCGTCGCATTGGTCGCATTGGTCGCGTTTGTAACTGTAACGCCAGCAATCACGGTATTCAGTGCTGTACCACCCACTGTGATGGCATCAGCTTCAAGCGTGCCGTCGATGTCCGCATCACCACTGATGTCCAGCGATCCAGCATCCAACTCGCCTGTGAGCGTGACGTTGCGGAACCCTGTGATGTCTTTGTTAGTGTCGACCGTAACGGCCTTGGATGCAACAACTGTTCCGGCCGTTGAACCATCAAGCTTGTTGAGTTCCGCAGTGCTCAGTGTTGCGCCATCCAGAATCTCAAGCTCTGTTTCGGTGATTGCGGCGCTGCCGATCGTGAAACCTGTGGCGGTCACGACTCCCGACGAGGTAATTGCGCCAGTCTTCAAAGCAGCGTCCGTAAGTGACAAGTCACCAGTTGAGGCGCCTGTAAACGTGCCTGTAGCAACCGTGACCTTGTCTTCGCTTTCGTCCCATCCAATAAACACGTTGTTCGAGCTACCACGCTCAATGACAAGCCCTGCATCGCCAGATGGCGTACCAGAGGTTCCGTTTGCCAACTCAATTAGCTTGTCCGAGATGACGCTGTTGGTCGTAGCAATTGTGGTCGTTGTCCCGTTTACGGTCAAACTTCCAGTGATGACGGCATCGCCACTAATATCAGCATCGGTAGCGCTGATTTTTTGTCCGCGCCCAGTAAAAGATCCGTTGAATGTGGGCATCGTCCTTCCTTATGTTTCGGTGTGCCAATGCAGTCGAGCCTTGCTGACCTTACAGGGTTCTCCGGGCTTGATCCACACGTAGCATTTTCCGGCTTCTGATTGTCCCGATGGGGCGGTAATGAACAGCTTGTCCAATGAGATGACACAGTGAACCACGCCGCTCGAACCGCCCGTAGTTACTGCTACACCCGTGATTTTCGATGTCAGCGGATCGTCCCCTGTCGAATCCCACGTCATGTAGACCGCAATATCATCTGTGCCCGCATATTCCGTGAGAACCAAATCAAGCTGTGAAAACGAGCAAGACTGAGGCAGCGCTCGTGACTTTGCATCACTGGGGGTACCCGTGGTCTGCTCAGCCAAAAGCGTAGATGTGAAAACAGATGTGTCCGTAATGTTCGTCACTGCCGTATTCGTGATGAACCCTGATCGAGCCATGCGAGCCTCCTAATAAAGGGATTGAGGGGGCCTTAAAGCCCCCCGAATCAGTGGTTCAGGATCAGGTAGACGGGTTGACGATGTCTACGCAGAACACGTCTGAGCGGCAGGAGTTACTCGCCGACGCTGCACTCCATTGAGCACTGATAGCAAGAGTCTGCTCCACAGTTGTGTCGAGTGCAAATGACGCCTTGATTGTGCGCTTGGCTTGTGTCCCAACGGCATCGGGATCTTGATACTCACACATTGCTACGGCTGTACCAGAAGAACCAATGGTGCGAACTTGAATCACAGCATCGACATAGAAAACATCATTTGCAGCTACTTCAGCGTCAGTAGTGGTAATAATTTCTTCTCGGCTAGCCAGTGCAGTTGACGTTGGTCCGAGGCTCAAGAAAAACTGAAGATCGGGATTACTTGTTACCGCAGTAACAATGCTCATTCCTTGAACACGAATGGTCGAACCGGCAACAAGCGTGTTGGCAGGAATCGCCAAAGAATCCAAAGCGGTTTCGGTCGTTGTGTTGGTGAGTGCGGAGCTAGCAGCCGTCTTCGTGGCAGCTTGACCACCAACATGCATTTTGGCTCCACCACCGCGACCGTGGTCAACCATCATTGCAATACCGTGTTCGAGGGCGCGGCCTCCGGTCAGTTCAGGAATTTGAGACATTTAATACTCCATATGGGGAAGGGGAAGTGGATTCGGGTTTAGGGTAACACAATGACCTATATACGTGGACTTATATTATCAAAGCAACATCGGTACTTATTGTTTATCGGTTTTTGTCTTGTACGTCTCGATGTCCCCGCGAAGCGCACGATTGATTGGTTTTTCGATAACAGGATTTGGAGCCAATCCGCCTAATAAGATTTTTGTACCTTCGAGCGGGAAAAATTGAACTCTTGGCAAACTAATTCGAGTGCCATCGCTGGAGACAAATGTAAAGGGTTGACCCATGCGAACGGATTGCGTTGCCGTCTCAAGATCGAATCCACCAACCCGGTCACTCGGGCGTACGAAGGTTTCTTGTCTTTTGTCTCTCGCAAAGCCCAACTCAACAGCACCCGGAATGTACGCCAATGCAGGCTTGTCTCCAGAGATGTCTCGGACGAAGTCAGAAACTTGAAGACCAGACTCAATGACTCCAATGTTGGATCGTGCCACAGCCTCAAGCATTTTGCCCGCTCGCCCAGTGAAGGGAGTCTGCAAGAAATTCAAAAAGAAAGCCGCACGTTTTTTGTTGTTGGCAACGTAAATTCCGTGGCCGGGCGTCTCCAGCTTCTCGGGATTTATATACTTTCCTTCATCGTCTGCGAAAGTTCTTTTGATTGAGCCGTAAGGAATGAACTGGATGTCCAAGGAATCTCTGAGCGCACCGCCAGTAATGTCATCGTCTAACTGCACGATGTATGAGGGGACTTGGAATGTCGCACGATCCAAGTCGAAGCCGCGTGGGTCCCGACCTATTGCCTGTTGAAGCAACTGTGATATGAATGGGTTCGCGCGATTGAAAACAGCGTTTAAAGAGGCTTGTTGCTCCAGCGGTCCGACACCGACGCCGATTGAACTTACAAGCTCTACCAAAAGCTGAAGAATGTCAGCCACCAACATGTACGGCAACCGCACCATTTTGCCGCCAATCATAAATGGCAACGTCACACGAGTCTTGTCATACGGCGCCATCCCCAACTCGGGATCTTCGAAATCCAAAGCCTGCAACTGGCTGTTCCGCGCTAACTTCAGTTGGGCAATAATTTTATCTGGATTTTCAACTAACGTCCGAGCAAACAATTGAGACGCTTGAGAGAAATAGGTCCAAAAAGCGAAGAATGCTTTGAAATACTCTTTATCCATCGCGGATACTTGACTGTAATCCAAAGCGATTTTTCGAGTCCCTGTAGCCGCAGCTTGCAAAGATTGTCCCTCATCGACAAGCTGTCGCGCGATGCTGATTCTGGAAATGAGATCGATGGAATTAAAAACTTCACGATAAAAATTGTTCAACCGAGCCACAGGATTATTTGGACTCAAAAGTTTTCCGATTGTTAGACCGCCAGCGGATCCGAGCGCCATTCCTGTTGCAGCACCTACAGGTCCAGCGTTCATGAGGCCAATCGCAGAACCCATGACCCCACCAATTCTCATCGCTGTAAACTCGGGATGTGCTTTGAAGAACGCATCACGAATTCTGTTGGATGCTTGTGGGCTGGCCACGGACGCAGCAAACGATTTGTTGAAACCATTGGCAATGAAGTTGTTTGCAAAATGTTCTGCTGTAAAAATGCGCCCATCAGGTGTGACGTGGGGCCGAGTGTCGGGATTAGATTTGCCGTGACCAAACATTCTGGCCACGACTCCAGCGCTGAAGTTGACTCCACCTCCGCGCATTTTGTCGGCCGCCAGTTCGATCGGAGTTCTCAAGGTTTCGGCAGCAACCCTCCCTGCTGCTTTTGTGCTCAACCCAGCGTGAATCTGGCTCAGGCCACCCACAAACATACTGAATGCGTACGGAAGCATTGGCAAGCCTCCAACACCAATCAAAAGTCTGCGGTAATGGGTGGAGGGATTGAAAACTAAATCGCCTAACTGCCCAATCATTGTGAGCGTGTTGGACAATTCTTGTTTCGAAAACTTTTTAAGGGCCTCGATATCGAAAGTGTCTGGAATGCTTTCATTTTTCTTGTAGAAAACAATGTTGTTTTCACCAATATTTCGTTCGAAATATTTACCAAAAAAAGTTGTAGATACACGCCTGTTGGTTTGTTCAAATATTTCATTGATGCTATTCAATAGATTATCTGGAATAAGGAATTTTTTGTCACCCAAAAACACCTCGGCAAGGTCGCCTTTAGCGCGAGGGAGGCCAAGAGAGTCCAATATTCTGCCAGCCTCGAAACGGGCCTCGTTTTCGAACCGCGTGTATGCTTGATTTCTGTTATCGATGTATTTTTCTTCAAAAACACCGAGCGCATCTTTCACCGGTCTGCCAGCAGGTATTACTTTATCTCCAGCATCCGGTGTCTTGACTATGGTTGTTTTGGTGTCGAATCGCAACTCAGCGCGAATAAACTCGGCAACCAAGTCTGTGTATTTTGCGCGATCGGCGGGCATGCCCTCAACAGGGTCCAACGTGTCAACAATTTGCCGCCTAAATTTAGCGAAGCCGAGATCAGAAAGTTGCTTCCCGATTGCATTCAACATTTCATCTTGCTTCATATAAACAAGAATATTTGTCATCATGCTTAGCTCATCACCATATTGTTCGAAATTCCTTTCGCTTTCCTTTGTGAAAGCCTTCTGTTCTTCGAGTGATCGCCTATATACATCCCTTGATTTTGCTATCAATCCGCCGAGATCTTTTTCGGTCGTCGCTACAGCTTTGACTCCAAGCATATTTCCAGTATAAAAATCTTTGTATAACTTTCGTACTGTCTCATGAGAAAAACTATATGTATTAATATTTTTAATTGAGTTCGCGTCTAAATCTCCGACTGCGCGAGCAAACAAGCTGTTTGTGGTCGCAACAACGTAGTCTCGCTTAGATTGCAAACCGGTCATCAAAATTTGCACAGACTCAGCGATAATATTCATCTGCTCCTGAGTAAGGGGGGCATCATCGAGTCCGACCTTTTGAATTTTTAGTTGCCGCAGCGCTTGAAGTGATTTGCGCTCCTGACGAGTCATGCCATGGAACCCATCCAAAAGATTTTGAATGGCGTAAAGCTCTTTGTAAAGGACTGGCAATGTGACCGGATCGTCTGCTATTTCGAAACTTTTAGGAACCCGAAACCCGAACGGCCGAGCGTCAGCAGTTTCGGCATTTTCAAATGCGCGTCGAGTGTCTGCATCGATTCGAGTCTTGTACCCCTCAAACAGATCTGTGAGTCGAAATAGCTGGTCGACACTTTCCAGAGCGATTCTGGGTACGAACACCTCGACCATGTCCTTATAAAACTCAAATGGGAACTTTGATGGATGCGCCTCCGCAAGCCGTGCAAGCTCATTTGGCACGTCTGCCAGACTACGAAGCCACTTGTCCCATTGCGCTACAAACGCTGGATCCGCGTTCTTTTTTGTGATTTTCGGCAACTCCGCGAGGAACTTTTCCGAAACAAAATCGAGGATGCTTGAAACCCAAGCGAAGTAGGGAACACCGTAAAACCTGAACATCGCAAAATATTGAGAAACATTTGCGAGATAGCCGGGATGAACTGAATTTCGATCGAGCCTATGAAGTGGGCTTACAGCGGTATCCTGCACCACCTGAATAATTTTATTGAACTCATTCACGGACAAAATTGTGAGGTTAGCGTCGGGATCCAACAGGCTTATCGGAAGATTGTTTGAAAGAGGGCTCTTGCCGAGTTCTTGAAGCAAAGTTTTCAGCCCGGCCTGCTCTACTGGCTCCAACACCAAAAACGGCTCAGTGTTGATGATTGTTTGAAGTTTTGTTTGAGCTTTGCGATGCAGCGGCATCGCCTCTCTTTCTCGAATGCGGTTTGCAAATGCAGTGATATCTGCCTGTGTGACACCCTCGATGTCCTTGCCCATACCGATATCGGTGAAACCTCGCTCGCCGTCCTCAGCAAAGTTTCGCCCTCTGGTTCTGCGACCGATTTCATCTGGGGGTAAACCCATGGCGTCAGTCATCATTTGACGTTGTTTATCAATGATTGCGGGAACTCTGAACTTCGGCACCGAAAATCGCTCTGTACCCACCGTTACATCAGTTCCCGCACGATGTGCTTTGCGAAACTCTTGAACTCGGATCAGTGCATAAATTTTATGACCAATATCAATAGGGTCATAGGCAAAGTCGTCAAACGTCTGACGTGCAGAACGCGTTCTTTGACCAGTCCGGGCATCCACTCCCTCATCCACTACAACTCGCATTTTCAAACCGAAATATGAACGCAACGCCTCCAAAGACATGTTCATTTCGGTTGCAGATGCGGCCGCAGCAACACGGCGTTTACGATCGTTAAAAGAACGCTCTTGTTCAGTTCCGCTTACAATGATCGGATCCCGATTTCTCCTGCGTACATCCGACACAATCGCCTGCACAGCGTATCGATCCTGAGGAAGCTCACCAAACTCAAGATCCCAGTACTCACGAACTTGACGTGGCAATAGGCCGGGTCGCTTTCGCAGCTTCGAAAAGAAATGATGCAGGTTGAACCAGAGGTTGTGCATCAGGTCTGATGTGTACGTGTCTGATAATGATTTTGTTCTTCGGTAATGGGTCCAAGCGGACGACAACTCATCACTGCCAGTTTTGGTAAGCGTTGCCACGCCGGCATCGTCTACCGTGTGGTCGAACATCTTGATCAGCTTTTGAGAAAACTCAGGACCGGTCAAACGAATCAACAATTGTGAATCGGCAGACCAGAGGTCATCGATTTTTCCATCTTTGAAAATGCTTAGTACGGCTTTGCCGGTTGCAGCGTCGTATTGAAAGTCCGATGCCGGAACATCACCATCACCCTGCAATCGCCTTCTGCCGGCGGCTGAAACCAAGTCCATGTTGACATCTGGGCCTTCGTCCAGAAAACGAACCTCAAGGCCGTCGATGACTTGTTCTGCAAAGTTGAAAGGAGTCCTCGTGTCGTCTGCTGCCTTGAATGCGCGGTGCTCGATCTGTGCGAGAAACGTTGCCCCATCGTCGGCGCTAATTCGACCCTGTGATACCGCATCGTTGATGGATTTACGAATGTTGCCGAACGCAGGTGATGACCGAAACGCAGCAACACGATGATTGCCGAGTTTTCGTATGACTGCTTCGGCGGATCGTGACACTTCACCTGATTGTCGTGTCACTTGTTCAAAAGCAGCAAGCACAACTTTGAAATCCACACCGATTGCATCGGCAATCTTTTCAGCAGTTGCACGTTCGAACGCAGTTAAAACCAGCGGGTCGTTGCCTCTTGCGCCTTTTGGTCGCTGCAACGGGTTGACGTTCCGGTTGGTCATGTCGATCGCTTGGTCATGCAAAATGTTTCGCATGTTCAACACGGGATCCACGTTTTTATCTCGTGTCGTGCTCCCCATGACTTCTTGTTGGAACGCTCGATTCTTGAATCCCGGAGCATAGAACCTTTGACGGCTTGCGTATTTTGCGGCACCCGTAGTCATGGTAGCGGCTCGCTTGACGCCTTGAAGCAAGCCTCGCTCAACATTCATCATGTCGAGGGCGCCGCCCGTCAGGTTTGCAAAGTTGTATCCGAAGTCTCCCGGCTTCAAACCCTTGGAGCGAGCGATCTCGTTGAATGCAACGCCGAAGCCACCTGTTCCCGTGACAAGTCTTGCGTGAGCCTTAGCAAAATAACTTGAGTTTGGTGGTCGAATCCCGATACCTCCCATTCGGTCCAAACCGGCGCCGGTGGGAAGAGCGATACCGTTTGGAAGACCGAGGGACTCGAACAAAGGCTTGGATGTTGGGGTGGGGCTGAACCCGACCTCCACTTCGGAAAGCAGTGTTGGCACCGCATTTGCCAAGTCGGTCAATTGACCCATTGTGGAACGTTTCATCAAAACGCCATGATCGTCCGTCTGAACAGGCTTGAGGTATACACCCAAGGCTTCTTTTTCTGTGATCCGAGTCGCGCGCGCGCCTGTTTCCTCGTTCAAATATCGATTCGTTTCATTTGCCCACGCCTTGACCGCATCGAAGTCAGGGGTTGTATTTTCAATCAACGCGGGAAATCCGAAAGAATGACGAAACACACCTGTTGGGATTGCATTGATCATCGACTGCAATTCGGCATCCGTAGCCGACATGTCATGAACCGCTTTGATTGCGCCCATCACGTCCGGTGGCAGATCATATTGAAACATCGGATGATCTTCTTTGATCTGGCGAGCAAACTCGATGAACGTCGACAGGTCAGGCATCTCTCCGCGCAGTTCAGGGGGCAAGGAGTTGTACGATGAACTGTCAATCCAGTCTTGAATTACTGGCTTGATTTCGTCTTCTTTTTCAATCTTTACATCGACGTTGTGAAAGCGATCGAGCGCAACCCAATCATCATCTGTGGGCTTTTGTTTGCGAGAAAGAGCATCGACATCCGCCTTTCGCTTAACCAAAAAGTCCTTCCGTACTTGAGAGCGCATCTCTTTGTACTCATCAGACCTACCCACTTCATCTACAATCTCATGAAGGCCCAACAAAAAGTCATCGCCTACAAAGTTTACAAATTCACGAATTGATCGAGTTGCCATCAGTGACGTAAAGAAGTTCGTCGGCACGATGTCTTGCTGTTCAAGCTCTGCCTCAAGTTTTCGAATTGACTCAGAGCCTTTGTTCCTCAGATCGTCCGCAGAGTTGACCTCGTTGTCCCGCGCCCACTCTGCGACTTTTTCAACACCCAAATATTCAGCAAGCTCAACAATGTTGTTTACGGCCTCGTCACGGACAGCAGGGGAAGACACCGCCAAGAAACCCACCATGTCGTCTGGGATCCCCATGAGCGTGTACAGCCGTTTTGTGAGATCAACGGCGTATTCTCTGGAACTGTATTCTTCAGGCAAAGCGGACAGTCCGCCCAGCACCAATGACGAGGCCGATCCAAGACCGAAACCCGTCAATCCACCCAACAGACCGCCGCCCACCAAGCCCACGGGACCCGCTGCCTTAAACCCTCCGATGGCACCGACACCTGTGCCCACAGCAGTGGTTGCCAATGTGAGCGCCTCCAACCTTTCGGGTGTGACCTCGATTCCTAGAATTTCTGGTTCGTCGATTCGCTCTCGAATCAGTTCGAAGTTTTCATCGACAATCCTTAGCTCTTGCGCTTGCTCTCCAGTCAACAAGGTTGCAGGATCAGGATCTGGATCAGTTATTGCGTCAGCAAACTTGGCAACAGATTCGCCAAAGGTCAGGCCCTCGAACATCTCTTGGCTGCGCTGCAATTGAACATCGAAAATCGGAATGGTGCCGGATGCTCCAGCACGGGTGCGAAGGGACACAACAGAAGGAGTCAAAAACAGGTTTGTATCGAGGGGGTCCCCAACAATTCTGCTTTGATCTTCGATGAATGTGGAGGGATCGTACGTTCTTCCGACAATTGCGTAGCGCACTCGCTGCTCGATTTGTTCGTCCGTATCATCGGGGAACTTCTCAATCGAATCAGCGCGTATCTGAGACTTAAACGCAGCCAATGCTTCGTTTCGTTCCTGTAGATTGATTTCTACTGGAGGTTCGAGGCGAAAAATATCCTCTTCTTCATAGCCGGGAGGAGCCTCTGGCGTGGCGTCGGCAACATCGAACGCAGTAAAGTCGTCGTCTTTTCTCGCCATTTCTTCCTCAGAGTCTTGTTTCAAGCATTAACGAGTCGGCCTCATCATCCATCATGTAATCTTTAAAAACTTCCGGCAAACTTTTCAGGGGATCCATTGGGCGAAACCTCCCTTGCGAAATGTCTCCATGCTCGAAGTGAAGGTGCGGTCCCATGCTGTTGCCGGTTGAGCCGGCTTGCATGATCACATCACCCGCTAAAACTTCATCCCCTACTTTGAGGTTCGAGGGTATTGATGAGCCATGGAAGAAGCGTGTTTGCGTTCCATCATCGTGATCCACATAAACGGAGATTCCAGCGGCACCGCTCGGGTCTTTTTTCATGAATGAAATTGTTCCGTCCATGACAGACATGATGTCGAGGTTGCCGTCAGCAGGACGCGCTCGCAAGTCCACGCCCTCATGAGCACGGCCCTTGCGAGGCCCAAACACGTCTGTGATAACGAGATTGCCCATGCGGTCCGGCTTTGTCGGTGGATGAAAAGCAAGTCGGACATCCACTGGTGCAGATGGCTGAAACGTCACATCTTTCGGAAGCGTCTGTTCCGCAAGAAACCGGACGTTTCTTTGGTACTCCTCGTCGTCGTGTTTGCTCATAATCCTGCCTGATTCATCGTCCCGCGAGGAATATCAAAGTCTGCACTGTTTCGGTTGTACAGATCTTCGAGTTGGGCTTGCTGATCTGGGCTCATTCCGAGACCCTCCGCCATCGAGTTCAAACGATCCGTGGCGTTCTGCAAAAATTCCTGACCGGGTTCACGTCCCGCCGTGGTTCGGAATGCACGGATTCGATCCAAAACGTCGACGTACAATCCCAAGTACGCATCCTGCGATTTCTTATCCACACCCACCTGATCCTCAATCGTTGCAGACTCCATCGCAATTTGTCCGTCTGCGGGTGCAAATTGGATGTCCTCTGCGGTAGGAGTTTTGACGGGAGCAGGAGCAGGGCTCTTTGTTTTTGCGGGCTTCGGTGCAGTCACAATCGCAGATGGCGGAGTCGCTGGTGCTGCTGGAGCAGGAGCAGGCTTCTGTTCGCCGGGCAATCGACCTGTTGGTTTAGTGCCGAGATCCGCCAATGAACGCGCCAATTCTTCGTCATCACCGGTGAGAGTTGGAACGTCAATGGTCCCAATCTTGCCACCTGAACGGTCCACAGGGCCTCGTGCGGCGAGTCCGGTAGGCCTTGCCTGTGGTCGCACTCTAAGACCCTCCGACGCCTCCATGACGTCTTCCATGGACGCCATACGGACACCCGCCAAACGATCGCCTTCCTGAATCTGAGAAATCGACTCGTCCGCCTCTTGAATGACCTGAGCAAACGCTCCCTCAAGGTCGGGACTGGCGCCCGGATCGAAGAAAGCATCCTCGTCTTGCATCATGAGGTCTGTGACTTCTTTGGACAGATTCAACAAGGATGTGCCGGCACCGCCCAAAATCGATCGGGTGAGAGCTTGTGGGCCCGACCCTGTGGGTGCAGGCATTTGGTCTTCCGCAACCCCCAAAGCGCTTTCATGATTCAAGAACTGCATCAAGCTCGTTGCTTGGTTCGATTTTTCGGACGGGAACGTTTCGTCTCTCAACTCCAAGACAAAATCAGCCACCCGGGCTTCGTCGTCGAGGATTAAGTCTTCGAAATCATCCATGATGCGCCGCAGTTTTTGTCGCTCCACTTCGATTTGGTCGCCGCCTTTTGTGTCCATCGTCGCAAGTTCATCGATTGCATTGACGAACGCAATCGGAAACCGGCTTTTTACAGAATCAGGCAACTGATTGAAATCCGCTGCCAACTCTTTTGGTGTTTCAGCGCTGGTTTCATCGAGACTGCTCTTGAGTCGCCGCACGATGGCTGGAACCACACGAACACCCGGAAGGCCAACAGGGCTGTACTCCGACATGCTGTCTGGCTCACGAATCGTAAGGTCCGGCTCAAAATCATCCGGGCCTTCGGGATCCGATGCCATGATTTGCTCATCAGTCAGACCGGTGCCAGATGCGGCCACGGGATCGACAGATAGAGGCGTAACAGCCTGCGTCTTGGCTTGAAAGTCACCTGAAAATGCGAGTGATGAAATCGGCAACGCTTCTCGAAATCCGGGTGCTGGTAAAAACGGATGACTCAAAAGTTGAAGTTGACCTGTTGTTACCGGCCCCCTTCGAGATGCCTCAGTCAAAATTGCATCTCGGCGTTTCGTTAAGCGTTCGATTTCTGCATCGATATCGCCGAACGTCGTTGACGAACTGAACGACTCCGCAACGAACTGGGGACTAGATGCAAGCGCCTGATATGATTGTGGCAATCGCACTTGTCGGGAGGTCAATTGATTTGTCACGGCCTGCTGAAGTGATTCAGGCAGCTTCGGATTCACCGTTACCTGACCACCCTGAACGACCAATCCGGGAAACTGAGACCGAATGTACGCTGTTTTTTCTTGATCTGTAGCAGAGACCGCGGGCGGTTGAGTTGGGCGTGCCTTGACGGTTCCGTACTTCGGCCTCAATCCGACTTTTACGCGGTAGTGATCGATTTCTTCACTGAGGTCTTCGCCTGCAGGCTTGATTTCCGCGTCCGAAGAGTACATTCGGAGTGTTTCGAGACCCTGTTGTGAATCTGCTCCTGCAAGTAGCTCGGGGATCTTGGCTACATCGGTGATGAATTTTTCATTCACCAAATCAGTAAATGATCCTACAACTTCTTCATTGAATACTTTTTGGTATTCGTCCTTGAAAAATTGTATGTGACCATCGATTACTTCATTTCTTTGTGGATTGTCTGATCTTTGCTGCTCAAGCATTTGTTCTATTTTTTGCAATGCATATGCCGCAGTTTTTTTGAATTTTCCTATGTCTTGAACTTGCCCAGTTTTAGGAAATATTCGAGCAGTTTTTAAATTGGTTACTAAATTACCCCTCGCTTCGTTTCGCGCATTAACATTCGAATTGAATAGTCCCGGATTCAAACGCTTCAGGAAGTCATTGTCATTAACAGAATTCTTGAAGTTGTTATTCTCCTCGATCGTTTTTCGAGCGGCCTTACTGTTTTTCTCATTCCACTTACGGACGCCCTCACCAAATTTTCGTTGTTCTTTTTCGTAGCCGGTCAACGCTCGACGATCGGACTCTTTGCCCCCGCGAGCAGTTCGCCGGCTGTAGGACGCCTTGTACCGTCTCAACGTTGAGATTTGACGATCAATCGAGTCGGCTCGGCGCATGGCATCTTTGTTGTCGCCCTGTACCTTTGAATAGTACGCTTTTGCTGACGCATTCAGACGACCCTGAAGCTCTCGAAGAAAATCTTTGCTCATGTGAACCTACCTGCTGAGATAAAAAATCAGTAACTTGTCAGAGCTTGTTGCGGTGCCGCCCGTGTTGTCGATTGTATCAGCTTTCTTTATCGAGAACTCCGCAGTCAAATCGGTCAAGATGCCCGAGGTCCCATTCTGCTCAAGCACCGCGATCAACTGATCATTCAAGCGGATTCCGGCAACGGTATGAGCCCCGGCCGATCCTCCAGTAATCAACGCTACCTTGATGCTGTTCGATATCTTCGAGCCAGTGACGCTGCCGTCTGCAAGCATGCGTGAGCTAATGAATCCGTCGCCTATGAGATCGCTCAGGCCGCTTTTGACGGTGAACGTGGCCTTCGGGATGGCTTGACGTAAAAACGACGCTGTGAACGATCCTGCGACCACCAAAGAAGTGAGCACGGACTCTGTGAACGACTGATCCTCGATGTCAGACCCAGACGGTGCCCGAGTCACACTGAACGAAGAATCACCGCCACTCGGAACCACATCTACGGAGCGGTTTGAAATGTATCGTCCATTTCTCCAAGGCATCAGAAGTTTCTGGGGCCGAACAAATTTTGCAGACCGGCAAGAGCGCGGGCGCGTCGAATTTGCTCAGCCTGCAACAGTTCGGCTTGAGATGTCAGCTTGCCTGCTTCGGTAAGCGCCTCCTGAGCGAGGTCATCTTTGCCTCTTCGTTCAAGTCGCTCTGACCGTTTTGTCAGTCTGGCCGCTTGGTCTTCGAGGCGACGAGTCGCCGTCTTTGGTCGAGTGGCCCCGAAGGCACCCACAGCGGCTTTTGCAATCGCGAGCCCTTTCTGTCTTTTGGCATCCTTTTGGATCGCCTCTTCTTCAGCCCTCGCGACTCGAAGATCACCGATTCGCTTTGTTGCTTCAAGATCTTTTGTTGTTTCGGCAACCTGACGTTGAGTTTCGGCAGCAAGCTCGCCCTCTTCCATGACCCGCTGGGTTTCTCTACCCAGCGCAGCAATGCCTTGGGCGGCCCTTGTGGGGTCTTGAGCGAGGGCTTCGCCTACTCGTCGACCCGAAGCATCCAACGCCTGTTTGGCTTGTTCTCCGGCAAACTCGATGTCGACGTCTTGGTCTCTGATTTCTTTGAGGTCTTTGATCTGATCTTTGATGGCTTCTAGAGTGCGTTTGGACTTGTCTTCAGCAGTCCTGATGTCTGACAAATCGCCGAGCAGTTGAAGTCCTACCCCAGCACCGGTGCGTTGAGCGTACTGTCTTTCTTCGAGATCTCGCGCAGCCCTAAATGCTTGAATGAGATCCGCATCGGCACCTGTAGCGGGGGTGGCGGGAGCAGTCGCAGGCGCAGGCGTAGGCGGAGCAGCAGCCGGAGCAGTGACAGCAGGCGCAGCAGGCGCAGCAGGCGCAGCAGGCGCAGCAGGCGGAGCGGTAGTGGTTGAACCAAACGCTTGAGGCGCTGGAATGCCAAAACGCGCAAAAAACAAAGACATAGGGTCTGCTGCACTGAAATTTGTTCCAGGCCCATCAATCGGTGTGAATAAGTCGTGTTCGGACATGTGAACCTCAGGCTAAAGTTTGCTTGCCGTATGTGCGGCTCATGTATTGATCGTAGGGAGTGCCACCACCAACGCCGATGCTCGACGCCAAAACTGCGTCCTCAGGAGAAAAACGCACCCCCGGAAGATCAGTCGCATCTTTTGCTGCTCTTGCTCTCCGTTCCGATGCCTCTTGCTTTTCCCTTCTTTGCGCACTTTTGAGTCTTGCAGCAGCATTCTTTTCATCTCGACGAGCTTTACGGCGCGCCCTTTCGATACGCTCTTCGTCGCTTTTCCGGCCTTTTTCGCCGAACAAACCGGCGACAAGCCCCACCCCGGCGCCAATAGCGGTGCCGATTCCGGGCAAGACGGCGGTTCCGATCGCAGCACCAGATGCTGCGCCCCCTGCTCCCGCCAATGCGTAGTCGCCTGCATCTCCGTTGGCCATGAATCCCTCTGTGTATTTATATCACTTGTAATGGCAATCTACGACGAAGTTTCTCGCATCGAAAAGCAGATGCTTTACATTTTCATCATCTCGCCTTTTCAGTCGATAAACGCATCGATAGCTGACTTTGTTCTCGCCCTTGGTCAAAGAAATCACATTTGTAAATGATTGATTTTGACGACGCATGTTGTATTGTCCTTCGCCTCGCGAAAAAATCCTGCGACGACTGCGTACAACGGCCTGAGGGCCCGATCCATCCATGGTGTCAACAAACAGCATGGTTTCTGCCACAATTCGACCCGCCAACAAACATCGATGATATGCGGCTCGTTGTCGATCTCCACCTTCTTCTAAGTCACGCAATTTGTTTCGATAGCCGTCCGAGCCACCTTGATCCAAGGTGTAAAAATTGCCCATCACAAATGCAGCGCAACTTTCTCTTACAAACACAGTCGCAGCCATTCCCTCGATTGGCTGCCAAGCGCTGACCTTCGTTCGAGTGGTATCAGAGTCGTAGTTCAACGCCAAAACGCTGCCGGATTGCTCGTGTCGATAATATCGATCCAAGCGGTTGCCTGTTCTCTGCCGGAACACAGTGTCGGAGGATACCGCCTCTACCCGGGGGTGTGGGCTGCCATAGAACTCCGGTTTTTCGATGTGTTGAGACTGAATAAAGTCGGTGTCAGCAAAGTCAACGTCCGGGTTGATGCCACCGTTGAGGAATCTTTGAAGCTCAAGAAATCGAGCCCTCAAATCTTCCGCATCCACGGGATCGTTGGGGTTCACATCTTTAAAAATAGTTGGATCGATGGGCATATTATTTTTGTATTTTGTATCCGTAAAGATTGAAATCTGAAACGAAGAATCCGAAAAATTCTGGTTTCAAGCAACCGTCTGGGCTTGCACCTCCAGCTTTTGTATCCCCTCCTCCGGCAAACCAATCATTGTGAGAACCCCAAACGGCAAACTGCACATTGTCGTATGCGATCAACGGGTCCAACAAATGAGCGACCGTATAGTCAACGCTCAACGCAAATGGCTGACTATCTCTATAAGAAATATCATATCGTGCAGGACTTGACGTGCTGGGATCTGTGGTGTCTCGGTGCTCTCCAGAAGTGCCAGTAGTGACACCCGTATTGCTCCTTTCTTCGTTTAAGCCTCGACCTGAATGGTTAAGGTGAAAAAATGCCGATAAATCCGCCGTAAAATCACCAGTCGTTACAGTACCTCCAACGGTTTTACATGTGACGAATGACAAACTACTGTCACTCGGTATTTTGCCACCGAAAGCACAACTGAATTCTTGGTGAGTTGACGGAACGTTTTGCCAGCCTTCATCGTCACCAGTCACTCCGTCCTCGACGTTGAATCGATATCTCAACATCATTCGTATGACTGGATTTGTCCCCTCAAAAAATGTCTTGAACCCATAGTCTGGGAGAGTAATTCTACAGCTTGCTCTCACCAGTATTTTATCCGTACGTGAAATATCAGAGAACGTAATTCTATTTTTAGAAATCCAGTTTTGATTATCTGCTCTCCAAAGCTGATATATCCCTCTCCTATCGCCGGTAATCGTTGTACTTCCAAAACCATCTTCGAAGTGATTTGAAAACACAGTGTTTTCTTTCACTAAGTTTTGATTGATTGCTTCATTTGCAATATTTTGTCCATCAATCTTCAGGTCCGCCAAGGCTTTATTCAATTGATTAAATTTGTTGGACGTTATCTCGTCGCCTTCTTCGAACTCGGGCACCACTAATCGACTCATTACGCCTTCCTATATTGAACAACAAGGTTGGATGTTTTAACAAAACAATCGATTCCGATTTCAATTTTTGAAACTGAAGACTCACCCTGAGCGACCCCTTTGAACTCATCGACCTCAACGAATCTTCGTTCCGGCAAGGGGTAAAGCGCTCTTTGAGTTGAGTCTGAGACTTTGGGGTTGAACTCACCGATTGGATCACCTTTTTTTGTAATACCCGCCAGTCCTCGCGGACTGGATTCGAGCTTGATGTTGGAGACACCTCGCACCATGCTCTGAATTTTGTTTTTTCCGGCAACAACGGGTACACATCCGGTCAAGTAAATTCCGTTGCGAATCAGTCCGTTGAAAAGCAGCCCTGTTTCAGAAATTGTGGTGCCGTTAACGTCCACCTTGAAAGAAACGGCAAAGCGGTCAATGGGTCGACCAATCCAGCGGCCTTGCGGAAAGTTCTTGTGCTTGAATCCTTCAAAACTGCTTTCCGGGGTATAATTCTCAATGATAAGAAGCCCATCTTCTTTGAAAACTTCACTGCAACTTACGCCCATCCAGCCTCCGGGAGGAGTTGCAGGATTTCCGCAAATAGTGTCGTGTTGAAAAAAAGGTTCGAAGTTTTTCTTGGAGACTTTCAATTTTTGCGCAGCCTCATCCGCGCTCACTAAACCATTGCCTTTCCACTCATACGAGGCCATAAAATCAATAATCACCCACCCGTCGGACGATGCGTCAAACTCGACAACGGGCATCTCGACATTGTTTGCATCATCTCGGCTGACGTAGCCGATCGTGTTGTGATTCAACTGGAACCGTGACTCTTCGGAAAACAGACCATCCAAACTTGAAACAAAATTTTCAGTGAACGCTCCAGACTCGAATCGACCTTTATCAATACCGTTTCCGGCTGGATTTTCGAAATTGTCAGAGTCAAGATTGCCGTTGATTTCATCAACAAATTGTTTCAGGTTTAAGTTGAAGTCGTCAGGGTGAACGATTTCGCCAAGTTCTGGGCGTATTGAAGGGAACTTGATGGCCATGACCTACCTCTTGTCTGCCGACAACACATCGGTCAGCGAGCGAATATTCCGCTGTTCACCGGTCTTAACGTCTACACTGTATCCAACAATCATCATGCGATTCGGCAGCACGTTCTCCGCATCTTGCAAAATCCGAATCGCAAACTCTGTGGTCAAAGCCTTGTGCATGTGACTGACATCGAATCGAATGACCACTGGTCGATGAAATCCAAACTTGTCACCGTTATCAAATCGAGCAATTTTTGGGAACAAGCTGGATGCGTTGCCGTACACAGGCTGTCTTTCCGACTCATCAGTATGTTGTTGCTTCCGACCTTTGTTTTTGTCCAGAGCATCAATATACGAACGATTGACCTTGAAGTTGGTCTTGATTGGCTCATCACCATATGCGACCGCATACAGATTGATGTAGGCCACCTGAACCGCACTGAAAACACTGTTGAACGAAATAGGCGCCGTCTCATACACTGGAAAATCAGTTGTCGCGGTGTAAAAGGCATCGGGGACACCATCTTGATTTAAATCAAGAGTTGCGGAAGTACTGCCTCTTTCGTTTTTGATGCGGAAAAAGTTCGAAAACACATGAATGCCGGGCGAGTTGACCAAGTCGTGCGACCCGAAAAGTACGTACGGAACTCTGCCTCGCACTTCTGTAGAGCATTGAATCGGGTAGTTTTCCCTGAAACTCCAAGACCCAATCGTGTAATGCCACACGAGCAACAGATTGTTTTTCTTGCCAATCGTAGGAACGCAGAGCCAATACTCTTTGTTGATGCGATCGATGGTCCCCACGGCAGATCCGGCACTGCTGTAGCAAATGCGCTCCACCAAATCCTTGATCGGCGTACTCAGCTTCACAACGACTGTTGCATCGTTGGTGTCTTCGAGCATGCCCTTTAGAACATACACGCCGTTGCTGGCAAGAAATACCAAGCCAGTGTTCGGAACATCTTTGATCGAGTTGGGCGCAATGCATCCAATGTCGCGAGTAAGTGTTTGAACGAAGAAACCTTGCCTTGAGTCACCTTTGATGAAAAAGATGCCGTGCTCTTTGAACACCACAAGAGCATTGGTTGTGGAATAAAGGCCGGTGATGTCCCCTGCTTCAGCATCGCCAATATCAAATACATTGCCCTCAGGGAACACCTCTGGTGTTCCGGGGGCACTGAATCGAATCCGATTGTCGGGCATGCCAGCCACAAAAAGCGTATTTTTGAAGGCCGTAATAAACCTGCCTTGCGCCGGAAATGGTCCAAAGTCTTCAGGGTCGCGTATGGCGCCAAGATTTGAATCACTGACGCCATCCTCAATCACAGTCGTTTCGTTGTCTTGAACCTCTTTGAGAAAGAAAAAGTTTCGGCCGACTTCGGCTGTAATCGGATTACCAAAATCATCGTAGATGTCTCGTGTGCGGTAAATGCGTCGAGCAACCACATTTGGTCCGCCCACCGGCAAAGTCAGTGCCACATATCGACGAAGCCCATCGGCACATTCGAACTGACAAATATCACTCGGATCTGAGAGGGGACTCTCTTGTCCTCGACTGTTTACGAAGCTGACTCGATATTGATACGCGCAAAGTTTGGCATCGAGAAAATTGTCCTCTTTTGATTTTGCGCCTTTCGGCTTGAGGCTACCCAGTCCCTGACCTCTTACCCTCGTCCCCAAAAAGTATTTTGTTTCATTCTCGTCTGGATCCTCTACTGCCTCTCGATAGAAATCCCGAAACACCACTGTTGCAGATGGCGAAGACGGTGAGGCTGAAAAACCAGCAGGGCTTACAAATCGTCCGTCGAAAACCGATGGCTCATCCGCTCCATTGACGATGTAGAGTCGACCACCAAAAGTGACGCTTTGCGAACCGATCGAGGACGTAGATGGTGTGAACCTTTTTCTTGAGCTTGCAGTTGCAACGCCGTTGTATGGCCTCCCTTCGAGATCCTCAAGAAAATCAAACGGATCGACTGATGGGTCATTGAACTTGAAGGGTGACAAGCGGGCAAGCTGACCTTTGCCAGTTTCAAACAAAACAAATCGTTGAGCACCGTTGTGTCGAAGCAAAAAATGAATCGAGGTGATTTCTTTTACGGAACCCCAGTCGAACGAGGAGCCGGTGACTACGTCGTATGCTCCGGCTTGACGCCAGCCATCATAGTCATCCCAACTCATCTCTTTGATTTCTTCGGCGGAGTCAGCCGATACTCGCCACCGCTGGTCCATTCCGCGAAGCCGCGCGACCTCTAAACGTTGAGTCTTCATGATTTACTCGGGATGCCGAAGCGCTCACGATCGGCCATTGCACGATCGAATCCTCGACGCACGTACATGCGATCAGTGCGCGATAAATACTTGTTCTTCATTCGCTCTAAAAGGTCCTTTGCTCGCGCTTCATAGACTTGGCTGTACGTTGCAAGGCCGTGCTGCAAACAAATGTCCTTGAGGGAAGAATAGACCAGATAATGGTGATATTGAATCGGCCATTCCGGCGCGTCTGCATCATTCACAAGCCTGAAGGGTCGCTTGTGATAACGAGCCTCGACCATGTAATCGTCTTTCGGTGTGTACCAAAGGCGAAGAAACTGTCGAGGACCAATCTCATTCAGTCGTGACACCTCAAAGATGTCGCCCGAAGGAGCTACGAAGTCGGAGAACAGCACAGTCGCTCCCGCCAACTCATGGCCCTCATCAGAAAAAGTGGTATCGTTTTCATCGACCGTTCCGATATGCCTCCAGTTGCCGACCCCGTTTTTTAATAAGTCGGTGGTCATGGATTCAAACCCATCTACCGGCTCAACCAGTCGACGGTATATTTTTTTCAACCGGCCGGTGTCTTTTGTGGTGCTCGGATCTCTTAAAGCAGACGTATCCATCAGTTTGCTGATTATCACCCTCACTTTGGATGTGTCCGTGCCAAAGCCGGCCGTGCTTATAGAAGCCGTTGGGGAGGGCGGACTCTCCATTCCGGCAAACAAAAACGTGTAGCAATACTCGTACACTTGGTCTTTTGCAAGACCGCGTGCTGGCACAAAGCTATCTCCCTCAAGGAACAACGTTCCGGTGATATCGTCAGTGCTCAAGCTGGGCGCGTAGTCCGGCGGCTGCAAGTTTGAATGCATCTCTTCGATGCTGACAAACGGATCCCCTGTGTCCACACGATCGAGGTACAGATTTTCCTCTTTCCTTGCGTCCAAAAACATGAACCGACCGCGGTTGCGACCCTTTGTGGTTTTTGTGGATGTGTAGTCTACTGCATCTGTTCCCGTATAGGGAATGGTCTCGGTGAATGAAATCCCACGATCCATGATGCCCAACACTTCAACGCAATCCCGGGGCATCGGATATTTGGTGTACCTGATCTCCCAAGAAGTGTAGCTCCCGGCCGGAATGTCAATATCGACCACGAACGTTCGTGCATCGATTCGTCTTGTGATCAAAAACTCTTGGTTGTTCAATACGAAAGTTTGACCCTCAATGTCTTTTGGTAGATTGACCGAAGATGCTGAGGTCGGCAGGGAGAGCCTGCGGGCACCGACTGATGTAATTGTATTGGTTGTGCTGCCCAAAATGTCCGCACGAATCAAAAACTGAAACCTCTTCTGCATGAACAGCCACTGATACTGGCTTGAGATTTGCAGATAATGACGATTGATGACTCGCGTCAGGTTGTCATCGTACTGTTTGAGGTCCGGGTTGTAGTCCAACGCAGAGTTGATTTCTTGGCGGATTTCTTTGAGATTCACGTCAGACTCCAAAAAAGAAAACGGCTGCTGGAGAAGTATACCCCAGCAGCCGAAAATGGACCGAGGTCCGGTAGCGAATATGGCTTAGAAGAGGCCCTGATCGATGATCATGACATCTGCCAATCCTGCGGTGTCGGCCTCAAGGGAAAACCCGCAAGCTGGAACCACGTCAGAAGCAACAAGAACCTGCGCTTTACCTACTGCGGCCGTACCTGCATTGGACACACAAAGCACTTGGCCAGCAGTCATGCTGACGTCTACATTTGCATCAACAAACTTACCAGCAGTTTGAATCTTGATGTTCTTGAATGCTTCAGCAGCGCCTGATGAATTATCGAAGGTCTCAGTGATGACGCCAAAAACCAAAGGCTCACCGTTCGCAGTGTTACTTGCGACCGTTGCGGTGCCTCCGAGTCCATTCTCAGTATCCGTAAGATAAATCTTCATCCAATCACCCTTGGTGATTGTTGCTCCCGCAGCAGCGCGAACTCGAAGAGTTACAAACTTCTTCGGAAAATTGGCGTCTCCGTCGACACCATCGATCTTGTGAATTGCCATGTTGTCCTCCCTCTTTTGACTAAATGGCTATGAAATAGGGTGGGGATCACCGCGACCCCCACCCAATCAGGATGACTTAGAAAGTTTCCAAGTCGAATGCGAGACCGCTGGAGCCGAGGTGCTTGGCGATCAACTGACCACGGCACCGAAGCTTGGCAGCGCGAACGTCGTACTCACCCGAAACAGTCTCGAAGTCCGACAGGTCGAAGTAGCCCTTCGGATCCCACAGGACGTAGATGTCGTTCATGTTCAGGAAGTAGAAGCTGATGGGATCAGCAGTGGTTCCCGAGGATCCACCGTCGTTGGGCATGTTGTACTCAACGTTGATTGGAATGCCTTGGAAGACCTCGACCATACGTCCACCGTCGATCTGTGCTTGATCCACGTAGCGCTCGTGAGCCCGCAGAGCGCGCTTCAGATTCTTGAAGCCAGCACGAGAGGCAAGAATCACGTTGGGAGCGCCAGAGGGCGACACAGCGTTGATTTCAACCAGCAGATCGTACAGACCAGCAAGGCCGTTCGCGTTGAAAGACCCTGCACCATCGAAGCGCTGGTTCTGCCAACCGGTCTTGTCTTGGAAGCTTCCCTTGTCGACACCGCCAACAGAGTTGACTTGAGCGCCCACAGCGAGATCTTCGAGGAACCCTTGGTGGTCACCAGAGGTCACGTCGATTCCGTTCAGGGTGTTCCAGTCGTTCCAGCCGGTTTGGTTGCCCTTGACGATTTGCTTGACGAACTCACGCTTGAGTGCGTTTGCAGTCATGGTCACCCGGCTTTCGAGGATCGAAAGGACGGCTGCATCGCCTTGGTTAACCATTTCTTCTTCCGAGGAGATGGCAACAGGGCGCACAACGTGACCAAAGTCATACTGTGCAGGTTGGAACACGTCCTCGACACTCAGGTCAATGCGCTCGAAACCGGTTTGCATGCGGGTTGTGGAAGAGTGCTCACCGAAGCCAAGCGGAATGACAATGCGTGATCCACCGGCTTGAGTTGGGCGACCTGCACCGTGAATACGCTCCTGTGCGTCAAGAAACGCGACAGACTCGTAGATGTTGTCGCGAAAATCCTTCATCAGGATGTGCATGGTGGTGGAAAGCAGTTCGTTTCCAATAGTCAGGGGAGTAGTTGCCATTTTTGGCTCCTATTAGCGGTAGTTGTTGGAGATAACCTTAGCAGCTTCGGGATTGGACTGGAGCCAAGCAGCAATCGAAGCCGCACCTTGCTTCTTGACATCAGGGGGAATTTCCACGGAATCAGGCGATCCGCTAACTGAACTTCTCTGCACGCGACGAGCCGCTTCAGAACGAGCACGTCGCTCTTGGTCCGAACGTCGCCGTTGTTCGACCATAATCTTTCGGGCACGCACAATTTCATACGCATCTTGCGTAGAGATTGGAGCATCTGTTTCTCGACGATCGCTGACCAGTTTAGCGACTTCCTTCTTGAATGCAGCGTCCTTCATTTCTGGGTGTGCATCCAAAAAATCCAAGTACGCATGCTCTTGCCGGCGTTGCGCCGATACTTCTTGCATTGGCGCAAATACGCTGGACACTGCTTCGGCGATGCCGCGGTTGATTCGCGCTTGGATTCCATCCTCCGACATAATGTCGGGAAGTTCAGATTCCTCTACCTTCAAAGACTCTCGAATCCGGGGATCGTCGATGATGGACGCGAACTCCGCTTGTCGGCGCGCGAAATCACGCTCCAAGCTTTGAATCTGTTGCTCACGCTTTTGATACTGCTCTTGACGAGACGCATGGCTAGACTCAAGCTCGTTTTGCTTTTGCTTGTAGGCCAAACGGAAATTGTGCAGCATGCGCCGCGCAACAGTCGGCAGTTCTTTGATGTCCTGCTCAGTGATGTTTCCGTAGAAATCATCTGTCGCAAGCTCTTGGTCGTCAATATCGGAAAAGAGCGGGTCGAAACTTCGTTCATCAACCGCTTGAAACTCGGATTCATCGGCGCTTGACGCGGCGCCATCGTCTTCTTGCCCGAAAGAATCGATCTCTTCACCCGAGTTGTCGGAAGCAAAATCAACCCCACCGGCGACGTCATCGTCCCCCAAAAGGCCCGTTGATCCTGCTGATTCCGTCATCTCGATTTCATTATTTTCTTCGTTTTGCACGAAAACTCCTCACTTGTTTATTATTGCATATACAACTGTATCACTAACATTTCAATGATTACTGCATTCCAGCACGAAGCATATCATCATCTTCGTTCATTTCAGTCGGTGCTGGGGACATGTCCGCTTCTTGTGGTCCCTCGTCACCGGCCATTTCAGGTCCCTGCTGAATTGCTGCAACACCCTCGATGAACTTTTTGTCTTTGGCCATCATCTTGAGTTGTGCAGTAACCTTGCGAAGGTCGGTATCGTTTGCAATGCCGAACGGGTCGAAACCGAACTTGCCAACAAAATCACCGCCGGAAACCATTGCAATCAACTGAGCGATGGCAACCAGAGCCAAAAACACATCCGCTGGAATCGGAGCATCGATTTTTCCGTTTTGAGCAGCAGATGAATCGAGTGTGATTTGTGGCAACGGCTCAGCAGAAATCTTGCTCATGGTGTCGTTGATTTGCTTGGTCAACGTTTCCAAAGACTTCACGGAGTAAGGCTTATCGGGCGGCGGAGCAGACTTTGCAAGCTGATCCAACTCGCTTTCCATCTGTGCAGTCGCATCCATGCCTTCTGCGGGGGGCTGCTCTGCCATGTCCCCGCCTTCGTGACCGGGCCCTTTTTCAGAGTGCATCATGCCCTTTTCGTCATGATACCCGCCCTTCTCTTTGTGCATCATGCCCATTTCCTTGTGCATCATGCCTTTCTCTTTATGCATGGGGCCCTTTTCTTTGTGCATGGGGCCCTTTTCCGTGTGGTACATGCCCCGCTCCATCATGGTCGCGTATCGAGGCATACCTCGCCGTTTCATCTTCATTCCGGGCATCTTAACTCCGTTGTTCCTTGTCTCGTGACTCACGAAACTGTCTAAAAGCTGGGTGGTGATCTAACCGCTCACAATAGTCAGCGTACTCTTTTTCTTCTTTTTCAACTCTGGTATCCCATTTACTAAACTCTTTTTCAACATCCCAGTCCCCATCTACTGGAGTGAGACCCCGAGCTTTGCAAATATCTCTACGATGTTGCTTACTTTGCAACATTACACCAAGGCCACGATCGAAGTATGGAAACTTTTCACTAAACCGGTCGATTTTTGCCATGGGAACCCATCTTGAATTCGTAGATCCACACTTATTGCATGGCTGGCTATCTTCAAAATGTTCACCCTTGCTGAAGTCTATAAGCTCTTCAAACTGATGGTCACAGTCTCTGCATTGGTACATGTGCATGACCAGCCCATTGGTCCGGGCACTGCTTCGAGTCACCTTATTGTACGGATCGTTTGTTTGTGAATCGGCAACCCGAAACACTCTTCGACTCACTCCACCACAATCATTGCAGTCCAAAGTGTCCGGTCGATTTACAAACCGGCATCGGTGATCTTGTTCAGAACCGCACGTCTCACATTGATAACTATAGGTTGGCACTCAAACTCTCCACTAATTGTGCAATCGCTGCCGGCTGTTGGTCCGGTGGCAACTGAGCAATCTGGTCTAATACTTGTGCGACTTCAGGTTGGTTGGGCAGCATCTCTCGCAATGTCGCGATTGCTTGATCTGGGGGAAGCTGAGCAACTTGTTGAAGGATCGATGCCGGATCCGCTTGACCCTCAGGAGGGGGCTCTGGTGGAGCGCCAGATGCGGGTGGAGCGCCAGATGCGGGTGGAGCGCCCGGTGGAGGGGCAGCAGCCGGCTGAGCGGCAGGAGCCTTTTGCTCTTGCTCATCAAGCTCGGCTTGGAGTTCGTCGGGGTGCAGGTCCTTGGGAAGATCGAAACGATCGGCCAAAACTTGCATATAGTTCCGGGCGATGATGCCTTGAGGTCCGCCTTGAGTTGCTTGAGTCCACAGCGCCATGTAGGGCTGCATCAATGCGACCAAGTTTTGCTGCATGGCCGCGTCACTAAGCGGCGTCCGGCCACCCTCTACAAAGCTGATTTCGAAGGATGCATCGAGATCTTCAACGGTCACTGAAATAATCTCAGTCCGATCTCGCAACGTCAATGATTCCTGAGTAACGTTGAAGCCATCATCTTCTTCTTCGACACCCAGTGAAGACACCACATCTTCATCAACCAAGGGCTCTTGCATTGATGCAGTGCTTCGAGCGAGCGCCATGTCCACCTGTTGCTGTTCTCGCTCGCCCTCCGCCTCGCGAAGCTCTGCTTTGCGACCAGCCAGCGTTGAGCCCAACAGTTGAAGCTCTTGCTCGTTCATGTCCTCAAGGATGCGTTTGCCTGTGATGGATGAAGACAAGTCACGGAAATCATCGGAGTCGACATCGATGCCCGCGACTTCGGCCAGCGCTTTGATTTCAACGATTCCAAACTTCTCTTCTTCGCGAGGCTCGTCACTGGGCTCTGCACCGTCCGGTTGAGCACGGGCGCCCACCTCAGCCATGTCGACTGCCTGTGCCTCGTATGCGCCTGAACTGTCTCCCTCATCGACCATGGCCCCAATCAAGGCGCGGAGCATCAACTCGGTCAGATTTGAGAGCCACTGGTCCTTGATGGCCGCGTGCAAACCAAACTCGGATTCGGTGTACATTTGTACGGTTTCGATTTCAAAGGCAGTCGCTTTTGTCACGATCCCACGAGATGCGGGACTGGTGCCAATCACCCGCTCGATGTCAAGCTCTACGTCTCGCACGTAGGATTGAATGTTGCTGGAGATCGCGGCGTTTGAAATTGGAACGATTGCATCATTCAGCGGTCGTTCGTACCCAGAGTCCACCTCAAGAATCAAACCATCGTGACCTTCGGTCAGCAGCGTCATTTCATCTGAGTTGAACGTGCCCTTTCGGGTCACATACTGACGAGTATCTTTGCGCGTTGCCATTGCCATATAGGAACGGTAGGCGTTCAGTTCTTTGAACTGCGGCATCAATCGCCGAGTGTGAGCGATGCCGCGCAGAGGGAACTCGGGCTCGTAGTTGAAAATCAACGGAACAATGTGAGCCATGGGGTCGCCGTTGTGACGAGCGAAAGGCAGGGGGCCCACATAAACGGGCTCTTTCGAGTCCTTCCCTTGGCCCAAGATGTAAATCTCCAACCGGCCTTCGTATTTGATGTCAGGGTTGTTTGGGTCGACGTAGCAATCAACAAGGTTGCAGAACTCAAGAACACGGACAAAGTTGTTGTCCTCTTGAGCAGTCTCGTAGCGCCGGCGATTTTTCTTGTCGTCGCTGTAAGAGTCGGACGCAGACAAAAAATCTACCCGCCGAGTGCCTGCCAAGTCTTCGATACCGTATTCTTCCTCGACCTCATGCTTGGGTCGGTAGTACAGGTGGCCTCGAAACCGCTCGTCATCCACGTCGGAGACTTCTGTATCGAGCAGCATCTCCCAAATTGGAATGACTCGCATCCAAACTCGGTCAAGGGCGCTGCCTCTGCCGTGGTGATATCCCACCTTGATTCCAGCGCCCGGATACAAAATCGCCTGACGCAAAGCGGTCATGACTCGCTCATGAATCTTGCGACTCGAAAGCATCCTGTTCACGGCAAGCTCTGCCTTGGCAGGGTCCCCCTTCCCAGCAGGGTCCGCACCCAAAATGACCCGGCTGGCCCGTGGATACAGGGCCGACAAGTAAGCGGTGATCACGCCCCAGAGACGATTGACCTCGATCTCCACTTCACGCAGACGACGATTCCGCTTGGGCATGTCGTCACCCGTGATGTACTCCCAATACTTGGTCATGTATGTATGCTTATACAAGGACCAATCTTTTCTATTATTGCGAGCATATCGATCGTGAGCACGAACAAATTCATGAATGAGCTTGGGGCTGATTTGATCTTTTTGTTTCACGAAACTCTCGCTCCACTCATGACATTAAAGGGATTTCTGCGAGCATGATATCTCTTATTGCGTCTCATGGGCATGTCTTTGGCCTGCGGCATTTTGCGACGATTCCACTCGGCAAGCATCAATGCGTCGGCGTGGTCATCGTGGTAGCCGTCTTGCCCTTCGATCTTGCCATTGTGCTCGCGAATGTGCATGAGTTCTTGAACCGTGGATAGATCGTTGAGAAGCAGTGCGTCCCCATTAACGATTTGCCGGAGATGTGCATACGCCTCTTCTTTGTTGCCCCGAGTGGTGGTCCAATACTTGGGTGTTCTGCTTGCGTTTTGACCCGGCGCAGGTGGTTTGTGCCACAAGGGAATGCCCACCTTCTGAAACTCTCGCAAAACAACGGGCCCAGCACCGCCTGTGTTGGCTTCTACGAGCGTACGGGCCTTGTTGTAGTGGAGTGCAAGTTCGGCGGCTTTACGCGCAAACAGGACCTCTCCACCTTGATTCATGGACAACGTCGCGACTTGCCGACCGTCCGCACTGAGAACCTGCGCCACCGCATAGTCGCCGCCATTGCACCATGAAGGGTCGACGCCAACTGCGTAATTCATTCCCGGATACGGTCGCTCGAAGATTCTCAACTCACCCTCGACGGGCTGTAGAGACGACAAAACGCTGTTCAAATAGTCGGTATCAAACCAACTTCCGTCATGAATGGCAAAGCCGTCTTCGATTGTGAGCGGGTACTCTCGCCTGAACCTTCGAATGCCAATGCCGTTGACGCCGTGAATCTTGTCGTGGCGCCAATACAACTGACGCATCGTCAAGTCGTGTTGTTGACCCAGAAGCCACTCTTCTTGGTCCGGTTCCCACCCATCGGGAACATCCGCCTGATATGCGAAGTGATCCGACCACTTGAAGAAACGAAAACGAACGGTTTTGTCGCCCTTTTGTTTGGCCTCGATGGCGCTCAGCACTTTGGAGTGAAACAAGTTGCCGGGGCCGTCCGCAGTCGAAATGATGATGATTTTCTTGTGCGGTCCTTCGTGAAGCGTCGAAGTCACCGATGCCCACACATCCTCTGCGTTTGGCCAGAAAGCAAGCTCGTCGGCATGCAGCCGCTGGTACGTCCAGCCCCGAGCATCACTCTTACCGCCTGCCGTCATGCATCGGAAACCCGCCATGCTGTCTTTGAAGATCAACTCTCGCTTGTTTGATCGTTCGATGGGCTTCTTTAGCATTTGTGGAAGCGACCGGTAATAGTGCCGAACCCGACCAAAGATTGCATCTGTTGAGTCGTACGAGTCAGCGACCACCAAACAGCGGGCCGGATCCATGGTCCAATACAGGTAGTTGAAGTTGTACGCCGTCGCGACCGTTGTGTCTCCAATCTGACGGGGCTTGTAGTGAATGACCGTCTCTGCATCGGAGTGAAAGTCTTGCAGCGCCATGACCTGCTCGGCAAATGGCGTGTTGAAAAAGCGCTCTTGCCCCTTCTCGTCGACGATTTTCAACCGAGAGATGAACTCCCCCGGCGTTTGCGCGAGTTGAGCAAGAAGCTTTTTGTCGTGTTCATTCACTACGCTTCACCGGGACGGACCGTCCAAGCATCGCCACCACCCGATCCGAAGTATTGACGCAACTCGTTCAGGGCATCCGATTCGGCCTGATCTTTTTTGGCAGATGCTGAATCGAAACGAGTCTTGGCATATTGGCGATACGCCCACTCTTCACCCTCGGTCATGGCATCGCGGACACCGGTCCAGTACTGCATGTCCAGCATCTTGAATTCTTCTTCCGACAACTCGCGAGTGTCGGGGAACTCAGAATAAAACCAGTCTCTGAATTTGCTGCTTTCTTCGCACCACCGATTCCAAATCCTTTCATTGATACGGACTCCGGTGTACGATTTGTTTCGGGTGGCATCAAACCACTCATTGCGAAAAAATCGATTGCGGTTTGCCATCTTGTAGGCCAACTCGCGAAACTTCACCTGCTGAACAGAGGGCTTGAAATCGTCTTCTCCGGGCTCAAGCCACTTATCGACATCCGGGTGCCCCACATGATTGGTGTCTTCGTTGATCTCGTATTTGCTCAGTCGACTAAAAAAGACCACATCATTATCGTCATGTTCATCAGACATATGAATCTCCTGTCAATGCATTATCACACATAGAGGTCTATCCACCATGATCAATAAACAAAACGCATCACCTGAGCAGTTCTATACAGTCTTGCAAAAACTGAAAGAAGAAGGCGTAATCGGTGAAGAACCAGCCCCCGACGAACGTCAGGAGCGGTTGGATTACATCATCAAGCTCACGAACCTCTTCAGGCAACGAATCTACCACAAAGACTAAAACGGGATCTCTTCGTCTTTTCGTGAGTACGAGTTGTCGTTTCCGCTGAATGACTTGTTTTGGGCCTGAACAATCGAGGAGTTGTCTGCTCGGCCACCCAAGAATCGCACGTTGTCCGCAACGATTTCAGTGGAAAACTTTTCGACACCGGCCTTGTCGGTGTATTTACGAGTCTGGATTCGACCCTCGACAAACAGTTCCTTGCCCTTCGAGCAGAACTTGGCCACGTTGTCAGCGGTGCGGCCCCAAACAGTCACGTTGTGCCACTCGGTGTGATCGACCCATCCATCGCCTTCTTTGCGTCGATCGCTGGTTGCCATGCGCAGGTTGACGACTGAGATGCCGTTGCCGGTTGTGCGAAGCTCTGGATCTGCTCCAAGTCGGCCCACAAGAATTGCTTTATTCACGCTCATTTTTTCTTCTTCCTTTCATAGATATTGTACCCGGCGGCCAAGGCGGCATTGTGTTCGTCTTTGGACATGTCCGGGTCTTTTTTGTATTCACTGCGCATGTGTTTCGCCAGAAACTTGTTCAACTTCGGATCGCCCTTTTCTTTGCTTTTCTTGCCCTTCTTCACCTTCGTTGCGACGTAGGTCGGCTTTCCTCCAACGCCCTGCGGCTTTGCTCGCTTGCGACGAACTGCGCTATCAATTTCCTTTGCAGTCATCTTCTTGGCTTTCGCGCGAGGCACGCATTTCGGATACCCCCGCTTGGATTTTTTCGCAGATTTCCGGCCACACTTTTGAAACTTACCGTTCTTCTTGGGGGCCCCGATATCGACCCAATCCTCGTCCTTGAACCATTTTCCCAATCCACCTCTAGCCATGACTACCCCATCCGATACCCGCCACCGCGCTTCTTGTAAGTTCGAACAAGCCATGCGTTGGCGTATGCACTTGGGTAAACATCAAACTTGCGCTTTGCTTCTGCTTTCACGCGAGCGTACAACGCTTTGTTTGTAGGGATTGGCTTCTTTTTCTTCTTCTTTTTCTTTTTGGGATTGCCGGTTTCATACATCATGTCGGGGCCGGCAAGAGCCACAACCAACGTGTCGATGACCTGCTCGTGCTTTTCCATTGGAGACGGCCGATCGTCCATCATTTGCTCGATCTCGCGTTTCAACGAGTCTGAAATGAACCCATCGATCACAAGCTCACGAAATTCCTCAGGGAAACAAGACAAGGTTTTCTTGATCTGCTGATTGAGTTCGTACGACTCAAGAGGGCCGGGATTCTTCTTGAACATGGCCATCGCCCGCAGCCCATCGAGCATGTCCAACTCGGACTCGTGCTCCTCTTCATGGTGATGGTCCATGAAGTCGTCTTTCGACATGGCGTGATCGTAAAAAAACATCAGTTCACTCTCCCGGCCCAAACCTTGCACACCCGCATGGACGCACACTTGAAGTCTAAGGCCTGACAATATCCGAGTTCACCGGCCTCAACCGCCAACTCAGGGTCACCTTCATCACCGATTCCTTCGGCAATGCATTGCAAAATTTGCGGGGATCGATCGAAAAACGAGCAGTTCCCGCAGCGCATCTGCATGACGTTTTCAATCGTGTCATTGAACATGTCAGCATATTGCTGCCAAAACGCCTGATTGCCGCCGGTCTCATCCAACTGAGGATTGGCCGGACCATACATCTTGGTATCAATCGCTTTTTGGCGATTCTCAAGGTTCAACTCCAGATCTTTCGTCGCACGAGGACACCCGTTTGGCTGGCCAAACTCTCTCATGCTTCTCATCAACATTCCGTCGTGCATCAGCCCTTCACCTTCGATCCTGCTCGCCACTGAAAGCAGGACCAATACTTAGCGGTCAGTTTGTTTTTTGCAGCAGGCTTGTCGCATCCATGACGTGACCTAAAGTTTTTTCGAGCCTTGGGATTATCACGTCGAATGGCCATATTGGCATCACCGAAGCGAATCACCTTCTTCTTGCCACCGGAGCTAGCGACCACGACAAACTTCTTCTTGCCGTAACCGGGCTCACCCTTACGGATTCGTCGGGGCTTGTTTGTTTTCATGCCCCCCTTGAGAAGTTGTTCGGCAGATTGGCCCACGGATCAGTCGTCCTTCATCTTCTTCGCGATCGATTTCACTCGGCCAGACTGCTTTTTATGCATCGCCGAAGCTCCCGTGAGTTGTTGCGAAATCTCCTCCAAGTCCTCCTTGGGGCCGCCATGCTCGAATTGATGCATGCCTTTTTCCCGACGACCCATGAACATTTGCAGTGCCTTGAGTGCGCTGGCGCGTTGATCGGACGTGACGGGTTTGGGGTCTCCAAGCTCATCGGCAACGTTTTGAGCGAGACCCTTTTCTTGCATTCGGGGGTTTCGGTATCGTTTGGACAAAATGGTTTTGCCCTGTTCAAGGGCGCCCATCAATCGCTTCTTGTCAGCGTCTCGGTTTTGCATGAGGAAAGTCCTTATTCAGCAGGGGGTTGTTCTTCTACGAGGCCGGTGCCCGCACGATCAGAGGTGTTCATGCCCTTCATCAAGGATTCACGCTCCTCATTCGCTCGGACCTGCTCCAGATACTCAAGGTACTCCAGCCTGCCAAGCTTTTGCATGTCCATGGTGTCGACTGCGGGAGTGCCATCGCCACTGGTTTTCATGCCGTATGAGATCTCGTTGCGAAACGCTTCTGCCCTTTCGGATGCATTTTCCAACTCAACAGAGTTGGGACGGATCATGTTTTCTTCGGCTTCTGTGTTTGCTTGTCGAAAGCCGACATCGTACGCTGGATTTGCGCGAACTTGACTAAGAAAATCAGACCGTAGACGCGGAGAGGGTGGAGGTGGAAGTTGATTACGACGGACCTCATCCCTCATTCGATTGTATCCAAGATCTTCAGCGATCTCGTTCATAGAAGGACCGGAAAATCCTTCGACCATCGCCCGCTTCTTCATACGGTCAAAGTAAGTGTCTGAAGGCATCGTGTTTGCTAGATCCAGCGCATCGCCCATTGGAGAACGCTCCATCAAGGGAGGTGCTGGACGAGTGGCAGGTCGCGCGTCCGAGGAGGCAGACGGAGGCGGAGGAGGTTCCCGATCCGACTCGACCTCGATCAACGACATTCCAAAAATGTTCCGAAGTGTTTCATTAATCAAATCGACGTTTGCGCCCTCAGATAGAGTCTGAGACAGGTATTCTAACTCTCGCTGATCCTCGGGGCTCAAGCTTTGTTTGTCCGAAAGCTGCACGTACCTTCCCATCATCAAAGCCTGACTGGGGTCGATTCTGTCTCGGTTATTTTTATGACTGGGCATGAATACCTCTACAGCAACTCTACGTCGCCAATAAGCTCTTTGAACAGCAGGAACGATATCAATCCTGCTTCATTGAGATCTTGTACATTACTCATATCACTTTTCAGCCTAATTTTCTCTGAACTGTTGAGTTGCACAGACTGCAATGGATGGCCGAACAGTTTTGCTTTGTTGAAGATGTATCGATTCATCGGTCCGTTTTTGCCGATGAGATCCACCACTGCGGTGCCATCAGTGTTTGTTTTTTCGAATCGTTGTCGCTGCTCTTCTTCCTGCAAAGCCCGGATCGTCTCGTCTGAAATGATTTTCGGACCGCGAGACCCCTTGATCGTAAATGCTCGTGTCTCATCCAAATCGAAGATTGGGTAGAAGCTCGTGTCATAGAAGAAGTCATCTCCGCGAGCGCCACGCTCCTGTTCCAGCGCCATGAGGCGGCCCTCAGCCTCTTTGAACTTGGCTCCGGTGTCGTCGTACCATTCACGCAATGCCATGCCTTGTGAGCCCTCCTGATCATCTCTGGGAAGCTCTCGATATTCGGCCTCGATCATCAGCATCAGTTCCAACAACTCGTCAGCCAACTGCTTGCGGTCTCGGTACGTGGATCGGAAGTCTTCGATTTCAGACAGGTCCAAAGACATCACCTGCTTCATCGGCTCGTTTGGATCACCGATCTCGGGTGACTCAGATGGGATTCGTTCTGCCGGCAGTGTCGAGAATCGTCCTGAGGCAAACATTTCTTTCGGGTTGACGAACATGCTGAACACCTCGATGTCGTCAATCTCGGAGGTCATGTCTGGGTTGGGGTTGCCCTCTTCCTCTTGTCGCTGAGAGCGCACGGCGGCAGCAGCGGGGATTGTTGCGCCTACTCCGATGCCCTTGAGAATGTTTCCGCTTGGGTCAAACGTTCCTACGTTGCCGGTAGCTGACTTGATTTGCTCCGGCTTGAAGGCCATGTAGTGGTAGGTGCCGGGGGTGACGCCTTCCATTCCCAGTTTTTGAAAGCCTGTGGATCCATCTCTGGGGCCAAAAAAATGGTACGCATCGGCAATGATACCGTCGAAACCCATTTGCTCGAAGACTTGTCGGATAAACTCCGAGGTACCATCCTCGCCCATCTCCGTTTCAAAATAATAGTTACCGTCTTTTACCTCTTTGAAGATATCAAAGGCATCTACCTCTTGTTCGGTTCTACCTATTCGGGAACTTGCGCTTAGCTCTTCTATAATAAAGGTCTTGAGATTTTGAACGTTGGCTGGTGCTGTGTCGAAGTTGCCCGCAACATCATCGATGGTCTCAAGCAGGTCAATTACTGAGCCGCTTTCATCCACGATGTTACCGACCTCGTCGAACTCAACATCATAATCAAAAGTCGTCCTGCCTTTGGTTCCCGATGGATCCAAGTAGACAGGGTTTTCGATTTTGACATACGTCTTCATTACACTGAAGGCTTCGTCTCCAAGAACCCTCTGTCGAGCAATTTGTTCGATTAAGTCGGGCTCAAGTTCGTCTTTGAGTTTCTCTACATCTCCGGTCTTAATCGCCTCCAGCAATTCGGTATCCGTCGACTCAGTTCGATCCATATATCGCTGGGCTGCATTCAAGATGTCATCGTCATCAGCATCGTCAAGACTGTAGATTCTATCAATCTCTTGATCCACCCTGTTTTGAATGTCAGGGCCTTCGGCGCGAGCATAATTTACGTTTACATCATCAACATTGTCACTTGTGTAAATGGCCGAACCAAACGCGCTCTCGGGGGAACCCGCACGGAACTCATCGAAATCGCCGGACGTTCCATGGAACACCGGCAGGGGCTTACCATCGTCATCCACTACCTTGGAGTCACCAAAAAATCGCTTGAACTCTGGCGTGTCGGTCTGGGCGGCGGCGGAGGCGGGGGTGTCCGCTAGGTTTGGGCGATATGTCTTACCCACAGGAAGGTAGTTTGGATCATAGTCGTCGCTATCTGGAACGTGCCACGCTGCATCTGGAGTGACTGATTTACCACCAGCAGCCCTCTCGTCCGGCAATAGCCTCACATTCGACGCAGGATCGACCAAGCTCTGCATCATTTCGGGCGTGATGTCTCTGCCTCTATCAATCACACCCCTACCAAATACGTGAACAGGTACTGGTACATCGGGCTGAATGGAATCAAGCGCAGTCATACGAGCGCGACCCTCATGCTGGACGACCCGAAAGCTACCAGCATCGTCTCCCTCTTCGACCAACCCAACCTTAAGGAAGGGGGGGCCGATCGGTTTACCATCCTCAATCGCCTCAGTGACTGCTTTGACCGTATCAGCAGCACGCTCAGTCGGGCGAACCGGATTGAGCCCGAGAAAATCTCGTGGCTTCATCCACGCAACGAAGCCCATGTATGCAACGTTGGTGTTGTTTGGAACGGCACCCATGCCATCTTTAGAGTCAAATACAACCTTGCCAGCCGTTTGCCGGCCCTCATAAGCTGAGGTTTCTGTCGGAACCTCCAAGTCGGAAACACGAGCACCCTTGGCGGCTTCGTCGGCCTTACCCAACTGCTGAATCGGCTTCTCCATACGGGAGATAAACTCAGTGCCCGGTCGCGCCGAAAGCTCATCAAGCGGAGAGTCAAGCAACTTTTCCGTTTGCAGAAGCAACTCAGACAGTGCGTTCTGGTCTTTCTTCGAGATGCCCAACAGTTCGGCGACCTTCTCAACAAACGTAGTCCAAGCAGACTTGGTGCCGACCTTGACGGTCATCAAGTATTCTTGAAACGGCCTGTTCGTCAGCCCATAAGCAACGAACTCCTTTTGATCCTGTGTCGCCCTGACCAGCAGTTGTCTCAAATCAGGATCAATCTCGTCCGAGTTAATTTGTTGCCGAGCCACCTCCACGACATTGTTGCGAAGATCAATAATTGCACTGGAGGCTTCCTCCAGTTTCGTGCCCTTGTTGGCCACCAAATTGCCATCGCGCAGCCTTCGAACTGTTGCGGCATGCACCAACTCATGGAGCGCTACCTCCGCAGTGGCACCGGATTGATCCACGACCCCCCGAATGAACACATCGTTGAAAGCTTCACCTTCGGATGACCAGTTCAGACCCTGAGTGACCGACCGGAGACGACTTTCGTGTGCAGTCATCAAAGCCAGCGAGTTGAACACGCTGACATCTAAGTCGCCCTTTTTGGCTGACTCCACTACAAATTCAGGAAAATCTTCTGCTTTGCCGGTGAGAACGTGTACATCCGTGTCCTCCAAGTGCGGCATGATTCGCTTCGCGATGGTTTTGTATGTGGGATTGTCTGCATTTTTCGCAATGAACTCGGCCAACTCCGTGCCCGACTTGATCTTACGCATGGCGTCAATCGCGCCCTCGACAGTCAAGTCACCCAAGCCAACGTCTACTTTATCGCCCCTCTCAGGGACGCCCTCTATTGGCTTGAGTCTAGATTTCGCTACTCCCACCAAGTCGGAACCCTCAACCACCTTGTTGAGTCGGGAGCCCCGGTAAAGGGCCATGCCGCCCAGCCCAATCGCTCCCAGAGCGGCAGCCGCTGAAAGCTCCTCTTCCTCCGCTGCGGCGGCTCCTACGGCGATTCCGGGCAATGCAACGCTGTACAGCTTCTGGGGCTTGATGACCCGGTCTTTGACTTTGTCGGTGAGTTCGAAGAAGGGGACTTCGATGGCATCTCCCTTTCGAACGAGTCGATCAAGCGTCGTCTGCATTACCTGAGTGCGAGGAGGCCCCCCCGGAGTTCGGGGTACTCCGACTTTCGAAAATCCGACATCTCTCAACTCAATATATGTCGTCCCTTGCTTCGCCTTCGTCTCTCTCTTGGCGATGCTGGGGATGAGCTTGTCGTAGTAGTATTGGTTGCCGCCAAACACTGTTTCAGCTTGTTCTGCGCCGCGCGCTACTTCCCCGCCTTGTTTTTTCAGTTCTGCAAGACGCTTCAAAAACGCTTCGGGGTTGCCCATCACATCGAGCGCCTCATTTTCCGGCAAAGTCACCAAAGGCGTGATCATGTCCGAACGGCTAAACGCTACGCCGTCATAGCCCCCCTCCGCCGCCTCGCGGAAGATGCGCTTGATTGAGAGGGCTGTCCAATCCTTGGTGTCTTTGAATGGGGCGTCGGGGACAGGTGGACCCCCGCTCGTCATAATGTTCCACCGTTCCCTAAACGTGTCGAAACCGCCGACACCAAATTGAGCGTAAAACGTGGGCGGCGAAAGGAAACTACGATTGAATTGCTTGTCCGGGTCATTCCGCTTGATGGCTTCAGCGAAGTTCTTTTCAGCCTCGCGCTGCTCTTTAGCCGAAGCTTTTACTTTTGCCTCTAAGGCAGTCATTTTTTCGAAACTAAGGTTACCTTCGCCGAGTGATTCCGAGTAACGTTTTTGTGCGGCTTGCGCCTCACGTTGGGCCTCCATGCGACGATTGAAGGCTGACTCAAGATCGTCAGGAAGTTTTTTAGGCTTACTTTCATAGCCCGAGTTTCGACCCTTCTGATGCCAGTCAGACTGGATCTCCTCAACAAACAAGATCCTGCGGCCCTTGCTGTCGACACGGTCCTTCGTGCGGATGTGGACCATGACGTTGGGAATTTTTCTGTGGTGAGATTCGGTGAAGTCATCTTTGACACCCATCGAAGCTCGTTTCTCTGGGTTCTCTCTAAGGTAAGCTTCGATTCTATTTTTTTGGTAATCTTTATTGCGCTCAAAGAATGGAACAAATTCGTCGCTATAGTCATTCTGCTTGTACCAATCTAAAAACTCGTCGGTCACCTTGATATTGGTAGGAACCGTCAGCAGAATCTCTTGGTAGTCCTCGCCGCCGGGGACAGTGTAATATTCCCACTGGGGTTTTGAACCCGGTCCTGAAAACTCGTCTTCCTTGACGCGCTTGATATCGTAAAGTTCCCTGAGACGCTTCGTCTTGGGCAGCGACTCAAACTCCTGAAGCGCAGCGAGTCGAGTCACGGCCTCTGGCATGCTGTTCAAGATGTTGGCAGACTTTTTAATGTCTTCGTGCTGCTCTAAAAATTTACCTATGGGTGCGTCAGGATGTGTACGAGCGGTCATTGACTCGTCTAGTTTGGTGTACTCTTGGTCAACCATCCGCGCATACTCAGGATCAGCCAGCTTCGCGTTGACCGCATCGCGCGCCTTTATGATCAGCGCGGCCTCCTCAAGCGTCCACGTATACGGACTCCTACCCGAATCGATTAAATCGGTGATTTCATCAAAAAATGGCTTGATATCCGGTGGGATATTGTCGAAATCCTCCAACTTATTGATGTCAACAATGTAGTCCGTGTATTCCCCACGAAAGAAAGTGGGAGAGTTGCGAAGGCGGTCCACTGAGTCGAGCACATTGTTTGGTGTCAGCTTGCTCGCAACAGCGGTTGCCTCATCCCTGATGTCATCGAAAGCAGCTTGGTATTCAACGCGCAAATCTTTCAACTCTTTTGGAGGCTCTTTTGGCGACGTACTCAGCCGAACCTCTTCGATCTGGACCTTGTTTTCATCCAGATGTTTGATCAACTCGTCTTTGGTGACGCTTTTTTTGCCCGCCGCTTTCGCGTTTTCAATAAACTCAGGAATCTTTGTGTCGACGATCTCTGATTTTTTGGCGCCCTTGCCACTCAAAAACTTCTCAACGTCGTCCACCCCCAGCTTGTTCGGCACTTTTTGCGTTACAACCTTTTCGATTTCGGACTCAAATACTGGATTTTTCAACTCAGGATCAATTCGAAGTGACTGCTGATACTCTTTGATCTGAGTTTTCACGAAAAAGGGAACATTCAACGCCTGAAAAACAGCCGAATTTGCAGATTGTTCTGCGGCATCGGCCACCGCATCGATCAGACCTTGCTCGTCTATTTTCTTTTGATTCTTTTCAATTCGTCGACGTGTTTGCTCTTTTTGCTCCGATAAGAATTCCTCGATTTGTTTTTTTGCAGAGGGCTCAATTGTTTTCAAATCGATGTCTTGAACCAGAAATTTTTCGATTTCACTGTCCGGTATTTGGATTCGAACGTCGGAAGAAATCTTGCCAGCACCCGTAGCAGCGTCGTCGCCGCGAATCGCACGCTTCAGCGCCGCTCCACTCAGCAAACTGCCCACCAATGGTGCCGCTGCCAACTGAATCAGGCCTGCCGTACCAGATATGCCAACGTCTACCAAGTGAGACGTGCGCCGCTCAGGGTCCGAAACCGCCAATCGACCCGATTGCGTAGCCGAAAGCAGGTCAGAAAACCCGCTTGGGTCCTTGAATGACGCGATATCGGCCAAGTTTCGGGTCGCTTCGGCGTCTCCCTCGAAGGCTTTTTCGGCCATTTCGTCCAACGCACGGTTCGCCCGACGTATGGAACCCACCGGATCCATGCCAATTGCACGCAACTCGCTCTCGCGAAGGTCCGTCACAAACTCCGGTTCGCCCTTTACGTCCTCGCCACCAAAGAAATAATCCGCCGCGTCGTCCAACTTTTGACCCGCAGACTGCCGAAGCTCCGTAATCTGGGTCTCAAGCTCACCGCCCGGCGCCACATAATCCCGAATCTGCTGGTATTTCTGCCGCAAATCCTCAATCGAAGACTCCTCGGACTCGTCACGAACATCGGCAGCTACCTGAGCGCGGAGCGCAGGTTCGTCCAGAGGCTGGCCCTTCTCCTTTCGGAAGCCCCTCATGTTCCCCATCAGCACGTCATCGAATGACGCCATGATATCAGGTACCGATCAGTGTGACAGAGACCGTGCCCGTTGGCGCCGTCGTCCCAGCCGTGCCCGCTGTGGTCACCACTGCCAAGTGCAGGTAGTTGCTCGTAGCAAACTGCACGCCGCCCGGAATCAGCATCTCGACCGAACGAGAAGCCGGAGCCTTCAACACAAACGAAGGAACCGTCGTGCCCACTGAAAGCTGACCGGCATCCGCGTTGGTGCTCTCGTACAGCTTCAAATACACCGCTTCCGTCGAGTTGGCGCTGTTGTCCAGCTTCACCACGAACATCTGTGGCGCCGTCTTGTTGAACACGTTCGCAACCGGAGTCGCGTTGGCTGCCGTCTCCCTGAAAATCAAGGTTCCAAGCGGACTACTTACAGTCTTGAGAATATCGGCCATGAATCTACCTCAGCTAAAAATCACGGTCACGGACACATTCTGAGTCGGATCGCCGATATTGCTCGTGGCGCCGGACTGCACGCAGCGAAGCGAAAGACCGTTTGCAATCGTCAAGCCGCTCGGAAACGAAATCGTGCGGTTTGCCGCGTTGTCGATCACAAACACGTAGTCCGGCTCCGTTGCGTCCACGTCAATGCCACCATCGACCAAGTTGTCATACAGTTTCAAGAACGATCGATCGTTTGTATTTAAACTGTTATCCACAATAATAGAGTGTACAGTTGCCGCTCCATTTGTAATGTTTTGAAGCGCTGAACTTCCCAGATCGGTCTCGACGACAATCTTGTTTGTGACGTACGAATTATCAAGCGTTGTTGTTGCCATGCTGTCTCCGACGAATCGTTCCCGACAACTTTACCTTATATCGCCAATATAGCAAACAAAGAAAAGGGCCCCACAAAACGCAGGGCCCTCGCAAACAAACAAACAACATAGGAGAGTTACTTCCCACCAAATGGTAACGCGGCGGTCAGAAAACGTCAATCACCACGGCAAATCATCGTCGATTGGGCATTCCACAGGTTGAGCCATGTGGTCCGGCAACTCATCCCACCAGCCCGACTCAGGTTCCGGTTCGGCCATGCGTAGCCGCAAGCACAGCCTTGGACCCCGATTCCGCTCGGCATAACAGTCCAGTATGGTCACTCGAACGACCTGTGAGTCGTCGCGTACCACGCCTGCCATCACGAGCGCGTCCAACGCCGATTTGCAGATGTTGTCTGCGTCTGGTTTGGAAACCTTATATATGACGTGATCTGGATCTCGTTTTCGCATCAGACGCTTTGGCCTGTGTGCGAACGCGGCAATCTCGACCTCTACAGGACCGTCAATCGGTGCCTTGCGCCAACGACTCGACATGATCGTCGCAGCAGAGCGCTCCCAGTCGGCCGTCTTCTTTGGTGTGTACAAACGAACGGATCCGCCGATGCTTGCGCCCCGCGGTCTGCCTTTGCCAATCGGAGGACCCGCTATCTCGACCCTGTAGAGCCAGTCACTCATAGTTTTCCTCGTGCCAACGCATTAGCTCGTTTCGCAATCCCGATATGTCAGGCACGCCATCCACAGACTCGCAGGCCATGTAGATCTCGTCGACCACACGGAACAACGCCTGAATCATGCCCCTGTTTTCCACGTGACGCTCCAAGTCATGCAACGCCCACGGCACATCCAACCTTGCAGCCACCGTCTTGCACCACGGCGGAACACCACGCCAGTCTTCTGGAGACATCGCCTGATTTGCAAGCCAAGCGTGCCAATCGCGAATCGCGACCATCAGGTTTCTCGACACAAACGCAGAATCCAGCATCAGTTCCACCTCGGGCAGGGCTTGTTGTTGCCCAATGAGTTCGAGAAGTGCATGGGATCGCGCAGATCGCTCCATTCTTCCCATTCGACGTAGTTCAGAATCTTCTCAATCTCGTCATCCTCCAGACGCACCCATCGGACGACACGCTTGGACGCGACAAACGCCAAAGACGACGGCAAGGATTCTGGATCCTCGATGTACTGCCTGCGGACCCTGCGCCAGAAGTTCTGTGCAAGCTTGTCGGTACGGCGTGTGTGCAATCGCATGTATCGGCCAAACTCCTGATCGGGCACGCCCAGCATGGCTCGGTTGTGGACACGAATGCGCTTTTTGAACAGATACAGGCCGCTGGAGTCAACATCTGGGCCGTGCTTGAACAGATACTGGTGAATGAACCGCATTGTTGCCCATGCACAGCGCTGCTTGTGAGCAACCCCGACTTTGCGCTCTATATAAGGGTCATATGAGGCAAGCTTTTTGTCATGCTCTGTCTCAAGCAAGATTGTGTACGCTGCCGGAAAAAGCCGGCGCGGTGTGCCCTTCTTTGCGCGCAAAACAGCCAATCTGCCATCAGGATCACTGATTGCCACCTGATAACGGTCAGATGAAAGTTGCCATGTCCCGGTTGCGAGCGATTTGGCTCGTACGTCCTCTGCGTGCTCCCAGTCAATAGGCTTGGTCTTGTACTTGCTCACCATGGTCGCTGTTTCGACCTTGCGGAGAACATCCAAAAACTTTTCCGACAAACCGTCGTATTTGACCACAATGTCTCCCGGCTTCAAATGGTTTTTGGCGCTTTCTGGAATTGCGGTCAAACGAACAAACTGCACGCCCTGTGGAGACCCTTCGGGCAAAATGCAGGAACGATAGGTGGCGATTTCGGCCTCGCTGTCTACGGGCAACCCCAAAACGCCCTCTATGCCAGCAGCAGGAAATCGGTTCACTAAGCAAACGTAGTCTTTCATAAATACCTCGGCTGGCCAGTTTATGATTGCGAAAGGTTCGCGTCAACCCTGACCTTTTCAAAAATCAAAAACGTGAATCGCTCATCATTAAGGGGGGCTCCGCCCCCCAGCGCGCAAAAAACGTTGATTATGGGGGGGTCGCGTGTGTGTGCGCGTGGAATCGGGCGCGCGCGGGCGTGGCTCCGCCAAAACCCAGGGGGGAGGCCGTTTTTCGCGAAAAATACCGCGCATGGGGGGGCGGGTATGGCGGGGCGCGTCACACGGCACACCCCCCACCGCCAAACAGCCGGGCCACCACACGGGCCGCGCTACGGGCGACGGTCGCCACGCGGGCGCATGCGGCACGCGATACGCGAACCACGCGCGCGGGGATTGCGCGAACGGCCGCGACCATGGGGGCGACGGCGCGAGCGGTGACCGCGACCACGGGGGCGACGGGCGCAAGGGGGGCCACGGCAGGCGGGGCCGGGTTGACTGGAACCACCACCACACGGGGGGCGCCCACCACGCGAAGCGCAGCGGCCTTGACCCACGCGACGAAGCGACCCGTGCGCGTACACCGCGCCCGTTGACGGGGGGCGTCCGCTGTGAGGTTCGAAAATGCGAGGGTGAGTTCCATACCTCCAGCGTAACCATACCGGGCACACCTGACAAGGGGGGGCAAGCAAAAAAGTAAAAATACTTTGGCACGGGTATTGCATGCGTACACGTACGCGGGCGCACGGTTTCCTTTTGTTGCGAAAACGGCGAGACGCTGAAAAAGGGGTCCACAAAAAAAAATGAAAAAAAATTCCTCAATGATTCTAATAACTTACGGCGATATTGACTATTTTTTTTGGATACCACACTTGCACTACCTGCCATACCGTGCAATCTTGTTTGTGTGGCGGGGGAACACCCCCCAAAACAAAACAAGACAAGCTCTTTCAAATCGCGAATAGATTGTACGTGCAAGATGGAATCAGCCCACGAACCCGAAGGGTGACGGCATTCCGAGACGCAAGCCGGGCGGACGAACCCGGCCGCCGATGACCAGTAGGGGGAGGACTCTGTCGCCCGCCGAAAGTCACAAGCGAAGCCAAGCAACACCAAGGGAACGGAAACCGGCCACGGCCGGGTCCCAAGTGAGTGACAGCGGGAGCGAAGGTAGGCGCGTTTAGTGGCGAGGACCCCAGCAAACGGGCGAGCCGAATCGGTGAACATCCCACGTGCATGCATAGGCGATTGAAGACGCCTGACACCCCATGACCCCCCGCGGCTTAGCCTGACGTGAGGGGGACCCGACACCCGGCCGCGCTCAAGCGGCCACCCAAACAAGGCCGGCGGATAGCTCTCCGCAGTCTACAAAACGAGCCGCCCGCCCCGTGTGCGACACCTACGGGGGCCCCGTGTGCCGTGGCCACGGGAAGCAATGCGCCCCGGCGAGCGCGTAATCGCCGCCCCTTTTTTGAGCAGTCCCCCGGCGCATGTTCGCCGAGCCTGCCCACGGTCGCGGTCCCGATACCAGCCGCTTACCCTCGTGACCAGCGCCGCGCATATCGGGGGGAAGCCGGAAGGCACAGCGGCGCATTTATCCGCGACATAGTCAAACCTAAGCCCCGCGCGGGGGGCTCGCTCATCCACCGCCGGGCGTCCGGGCAGGGTGAGAGTCGTAAACAGGGCGCCCACTACATAGCCCGCGCCGTGGGCTCCCCTCGCGTATCGAGTAGGGTAGAGCCCCGGCGCGCGGCGGACCTCTACCAAAAAAGCGCGTATTTCTTCAAGTGTGCCGGTTTCCCCTGAACCTTTCGCAGTTTGCAGGGTTTTTCGCGGTTTCGCTCCGCGCAAGTCTCGCGCAGTTTACCCGGCGGCGGTGCGTTTCGCCCGCCCTATCGTTCGGCCCATTCTCGGCGTTGAACGCCCGGTATCGCGTGGCCGTTGGTGCTTTGAAACTCGCCGAAAACGACGCGCGGGGGACCCACTCGCACCCTACCAAAACGCTCGAAACCTTGGGCGCCCCGGTGTTCCGGCCCAACCTGTCCCGGACCCTGTCCCGTACCCCTTCGCACTTGACACACCCGACGCACCTGTTAAACTGGGGTCATGCAATCACAAGGTATGCCAAGTCGTCAAACTGTCCCGTACCCTATCCCGGCGAACTGTTCAGCTTCCCCGGTGGTTTTCTCGGTTTGTCCCAACCGTCCCAACCTATTCCGGCACATTTTGAGTCGTCTGTTTCTCTCTCTACTACTCCCCCTCTACTCGTCTACTTTTTTACTCAAGTAGGTTAGGACGGTTAGGACAAATGACCATAACCGGCCGCCAACCGAAACCTTTCGCTGTCCCATACGGTGGGACGTTTGTCCCATGACCCGGGACAGCCAACCCTTGGAGGCCCCATGTCTTACGAAACTATTGAGCGCGGACCCCACGGCGATAAGCTGTGGTGCATCACCGAGTGCAAAGCCTGCGAGGGTCGCGGGACCGTCTGGTACCCCGGATGCGATGCTGCCCCTGCCGACTGCGGACAGTGCCACGGCATGGGCGAGATCGCCCGATTCAAGCGCCTTGACCTCAACGGCAAGCCCCTTGGGGCGTGGCGTACCTCCGACTAAACCCGATTCAACAGTGCGGACAGCCCTTTTGGCAGTTTCGTAATCCGCCTTCAGCGAAAAAGCACGGTTAAAAACTGCCACCCCTTGCAAGCAAACACCCGACACCGGAGGCCCTCGTATGGCGTTCCCTTCTCGTATGGCGTTCCCTTCCTATCTCGCGACCGCTACAACCACGAATCGAAAAACAGGCAACGTGCCCACCATCGCCATCGGCGCCACCCGCGAGGAATCGCTGGACTCGTGCCGCGCCGTGGGCTGTCCGTTGCTGCACAAAAAGCACGGCGGCGAGGGCGATGGCGATAATCCCCTGTGCTATTCCCAACATGGCACCCCGTCGTTCTCTCACTCCGCCATGGTCAAGGCCCACGCGAAGGGCAAGCGGTACAGCCTCCGGGGTGCGCTGGCGAATGCATCGCGGGCCGCTCGCATGGTTCGGCTCGGGTCCATCGGTGACCCGGCGGCCCTCTCCCCGATTGACGGGGCGTACATTCGCAAGGCCGTCAGGGACGAAGGGTTCGCCTTGGTTGGCTACACCCACGGGTGGGCCATGGACATGGCGAAGCGCTGGAAAGGTCACATCATGGCCTCGTGTGAGACCTTGGAGCAAGCCGATACCGCCATTGCGGACGGGTGGCGGGCCGTGGTTGTACTGCCCGAAGACTTCGAGGGCACGACCTTCGACACCCCAGACGGTCACCGGGGCATCGTTTGCCCGGCTCAGCTTGAGCCCGATATCGTGACCTGCAATACCTGCCGGGTGTGCGATGCCTCGAAGGCGGGGCCGGTTGTCGGCTTCATCGACCACAGCCCCGGCAAGGCTACCAAGCGCAAGCGCTAAACCTGAACCCCTTACCGGGGGCTTCGGCCCCCACTGGAGAATCTCATGCCCACTGTTACCATCGCAACCGTAGACGGAACGCAAGAAGTACCCGCAAGGCCGACCAACATTCCGGGGCTGGTCATCACCGGCCCTCGGACCTGTTACTCAATCACCCACGTTGCCAGCGGATACCAAGTCTGCCACGCGAGCATTCACAACGTGAACGCGACCCTGCCACAAATCCGCGCGGCCATGATTAAGGCGGGCATCGGTGAGATTGACTGGACCCTGCCCGGCGACCGCTTGCCGTTCGACGCCTGCCGCGCGTGGTGCATCCGCTTCGGCGACTATGTGAGTGTGCCGAGCATTGCTCAGCTTCCCTAAGTAGAACCCACAACCGGGGCCTCGCGCCCCATTGGAGACCCTATGCCCGTCCGCATCACCATTGAATTCGACACCAACATTGACCCCGACACCCTCAAGGCTCGCGTCGTCGCGGCCATCGGTCGGGGCGAGCCAGCCCTCGAAGACAACGTCCGCGAGTACTGCGAGGCCGACCCCGACACCGTGACCGTAACGGTCATCGAGGAGGACTGATGCCAGACTGGACCATGGAAAACCTGCTGACTGAGATATTGGGCCTAATCGAAAACATCGACGCAGCATTGGATGAGGGCGACGATGAGGCAACCCAAGAGGCTATCGATACAGCCTGGGCGATCGTACACCATGAAACAAAACAGGCTTGGCTCAACTCTGTGCTTTCTATCTGAACCCCAACCCGAACCGGGGCACCGTGCCCCATTGGAGCAAACATGCTTTTGCCACGAGACACCACCCGGCTGGCCGCGGCCATCGATGCCGGTATCGTCAAGTTCAACCACACCCACGCGTTCCAGTGCACCACCGAAGGGTGCACCAATCCCCTGCTCGAGCCCATCGCCTTCAACGCCACGAGCCGCATCGATGGCGAGTACATCTGCGAAGGCTGCCGCGAGTGGGAGACCACGCAAGGAACCAAGTGCCCGCAAGGGTGAACCATCAACCGGGGGCGCAAGCCCCCACCATTCAAACAACGGGAGCCCATCATGGGAACATCTACGCCCAACGGAATCGTCATCGCTCATGATGACCATGACCTTCAACCCCCACACCTCGCGTTCATCGACGAGGCACTGTCCGATTGGGACGGCTCATTCATGCTTCGGGTGCTGACCTTGCCCGATGACTGCCCCAGCCTGCCCTCCGCCCTCTACGGGCCCACCGCCGGCGATGCACCCGTAACCGAGGACCGCGTAACGTATGAGAAGCGGAACAATCGGCCCGGCCCCTCGCGTCTCATCGATGCACCGATGCGGCCTGCCCGCAACATGGTGGTCATCGGCATGCGCGTCGAGGACGGGACGCTCATGCTGTTCACGGCCTACGGCACGCAGTCTGCCAGCCCCTCGCCTCGCGAGTGGTGGGACGCAGGCATGAAGCCTCACGAGGCCGTTGAGGCGGCGCAGTTTTGGTCAACGCATGCTCTTGCAACGGGGGGTGAGTGATGCCTGTTGGTTTCGATGAATGGTGCAAGATGAGCGGTGTGCCAAACCGTTGGGAGTCTACG